CCATCCTTATATAAATATACAAAAATTTTATAAAATTGCAAAATAAATAAAACTTTTTTTAATTATTTTCGTATATTTGTATGAATTTAAAAATATTTGGCAATTCATCCAACGACTGAAGTGTGTTGGCTTTCTTGCCGATTTCTCATAAGTGTGTCTCCAATGTAAAAACAACCTCTTTTTGACCTGATAGGACCTTTTTCAGAGAAGTCCATTTTGATTTTCACCAAATCAATAAAGTGCAAATTTTTTATAATTTGACATCTTAACTCCTCTAAGGATACTATTTCCCAAGCCTTTTTTAAAATGACTTTATGTATTGCTTGGGCTATTTCAAGACTTTTGGGTCCTAAATAATTGACTGTCTCCCACTCTAATTCACCAAGTTTTTCTCCAGAAATTTCAAATTCCAAATCAATTATTGATGGATTATTATTTTGCATATTTTTCAGTTTTTTCTTTGGCTTTATCTAAGTAAGACTCATCATAAGCTTTTCCCAATTCTAAACCATAAGAATTTTCAAATTCTTCAATTGCTACTTTTTTAGTTTTACTTTGTTTATCTAAAGGAGCAGTCATTTGCTGTTTTCCAATACAAAACTGATTTGGTTTCAAAATAACACCAGGTGCCATACTTGGCTTAACACAAACAGTGAATTTTACTTGTGAATTTGTTAAATTCTTAATTCTCCAAAATTTTTCCATAACGTTTTTTATTTAAATCTACTAATATACTATGTTAAAGTAAATAGAAAAATAAATATTTTATTCAACATAACATTTTCTTATAGACATTGGGTTTGAAGGTAAAAAATACTTTGTTTCATTTATTTTGTATACTTTTACTTCTTTGTTGTCACCAATTAATACAGCCTTTTGAGATTTACCTTCTATGGATTCTATTAATTCTTTTGGAGAATCAATTTTTCTTAATTTATTAACCATATCACTTACCGTATAAATGTATGTCTGAGACACTCCTTCTGATACTGGATAAGAAAGACCATTGGGTGACATTGCAGGTATTCCAGAGTCAATAGAGCTGTGGGTTGTTGGGATAGATGTGTAATTTAAATTTGGGTCATTAACGGCTCTTTCTGAATTTGTAAGAAAATAGTTTTTAACTATATTCGAAATAACGTCATTGACTTTCTGGTCTATATCTATATTTTGCTTAATATAGCTTTCTATTTCCTTTGTTGGGTCTGCAGCATATGGATTTTCCTTATATTGTTGCTGTGCAATCAAATCTGGTTCTGCGCCTCTTTCTATAAATTGTGATGAACCACTTTTATAGTCAAATATAATATCCCCTATTTTTTCAAATTTTGTTTGATATACCTCGGCTTTTGTTATTCCCTTTTCAGACCACATTTGTTGCATTGATTTACTCACACTTGGGTCTTCCATTGTCTTAAATGGTTTGTTTGAGAGATTTTCTCCACCAACGCTTAATTCGTTAAAATCATATACAAATACTTTTCCAGGTTCTACTTCTTTTAAAAAGTCGGGGATTTCAGGAACTATTGCAATTTTTGGTTCTGTTGGAACATTTAATGGTTGTGCACCAGCCTCCATTCCTACTTTTGGTATTTCAGTTGGGACATCTGTTTGAGCAATGTCTGGGGCAACCTTAAACTTTTCTTCATCATCTTCTGGGTTTATAAATGTGGTTGGTCCTTGAGCCACTGCTGGATTTTCCATTTCAGTCATGCCTTGCATTTCTTGAATTTTTTTCAGCACTTTTTCTTTTACCATATCCAGTTTTATAGCGTCATTTAAACCTACTTTTCTTATTTCGGCTGCCAATAAAGCATTCACTTCATCTTGATTTATCATTTTTTCCATGATTTTATTTATCTATAAATATTTTAATTTTTCTTTTTTTGATTTTTGGTGTTTTTCTTTGTATATTTATTATACACCAAATAAACATTAAATAATGGGAAGAAAAGACCAGACTAGCAGAGCACAAGTAAAAGATGAGTTAAAAAAAGAAGTAAAGGATTATAATAGTAGCAAAATGAAACCTAAAGGTTCTCTTAAAAGAGAGGAAATTGAAAGGGCTCATATTGAACTTACTCCTAAACAACACGAATTTTATAAAGCCATAAGAAATAATATTTTTACTTTGGTGCAAGGTCCTGCAGGAACATCAAAAACATTTACGGCATGTTATGCATCACTTTGTTTACTTGCAGACAAAAAAATAGAAAGAATAGTAATTACAAAACCAATTCAAGAAAGTGGTGAAAATTTAGGATTTTTACCTGGAGATATTGATGAAAAAACAGCTCCTTTTATGAGAAGTTATATGTCTAACTTTGAAAAAATAATTGGAAAACAAAATGCTGAATTTTTGAAATCTATTGGAGACATAAGTGTAGAACCTCTTGCTTATATGAGAGGAGTAACTTATGATAATGCTATAATTTTATTAGATGAAGCGCAAAATGCCACAATGAAACAATTAGTTTTATGGATTACCAGACTTGGAAAAAATTCAAAAGCCGTTTTAATGGGAGACATTAGTCAATATGACATAAAAAAGAAAGATTCAAAATTTTTAGATTTCATTGAAATGGTTAAGGGAGTTGAGGAAGTGAATACGTTTGAATTTACTTCAGAAGATATTGTAAGAAATAAGTTTTTAATTGAAATTGTGAATAGATATGAACAGTATAAATTGGAAAATGAAATTTAGAACTATTTATAAGAAACAAATTTAAACTGAATTATTATGGCAAACGATAATGAAAGAAAACAAGGAAGTGGTTTAATAGACCCAAAAAATGCTGCTGAACCAAAAAAAGAGCCTAAAAAAATTTCTATTAGCCAAGATGGATTAATGGAGAGAGAAGAAAATAAGGTTCTTACTGAAGACGGAAGAGAACTTTTAAAGGAAAATTAATAAAGTCCTTCTGTTATTAAAATAAAAAAACCGCCTTTTAGCGGTTTTTTTATTTGTAGTATCACAGATTATTCATTAAAATCATTTGGCCTTATTCCAGAAAGAATTTGCATTCTTTTTAATGTAGATTCACTAACAAGCTGGTCTTTTTTAGGAACGTCTGCTTTGTCTTCGAAAGGAACTGCAGGTTTTGGTTTAATTTCAGCATTAACGATTGGAGTGCCATCTTGTTCTTTTACAACACCTTCTTCTTCTTTGCAACCCTCTTCAGCTGGTTTGACTTCATCAAGGTCTTCTCCAGGTGTTTCTTCATCTGGTATTTTTTCATCTGAAGATTCTTGTCCACTACCCACTTTTTCATCAACAGTGGTTTCGATTTTATCTTCAATAGCATCAGCTAGTTTTGCAAGAATTGCGTCAATGTTTAAATCGCCTTCCAATGATTCTTCGTCAGCAGGTTCATCAATAACAACTTCGTCAGAAACTTCTTCGTCTTCGATTAAGTGACTGCCTTTTTTAGTGAATTCAGCTCCGAATTTTTCATCGCCACCTTTTTCTCCAGTCCAAGCAGTAGAACGAACTTTTTCTTTTCCACCAGCTTTAACTTCTTCTAAGCCTTCTTCTTCCATATCTTCAGAAACGATTTGTTTCATTTCTTCATTGATTTGTTGAAGTCTGTTTTTTAATTTTATTTCAGTAAGCTTTTTGAAATATTCTTCTTTTATCATTTGTCTGATTTCTTCTTTCGAAATTTTAATCTTTGCCATAACTTTTAGTTTTAAGTTTTCTATAAATAGTAAAAAAAAATGAAATTATTATTTTTGTTTAATAATTATTCTGCTGCTGCAGGAGTATATTTTTGTAAAGCATTAATTGCAGCGTTAAACATACTTGCGTTGTATTGTACTACCTGTTGCATTTTTTCTGCCTGTGCTTTAGCTGCTGCTTGTTTTTCATCCTGTCCCTTTTCATATTCTTGACCAGCTGCCTGTGCTGCTGCTCCAAGTTTCTGTCCGTATTGCTGAATTGGTGCTGCTACTTGTTGAGCTGCACCTTTAACTGCCTGACCTGCCGATTGAGCTGCGCCCTTAACTGCCTGACCTGCTGCTTTGGCTGTATCTTTAACATCTTTTCCAAACTGTTTAGCTGCACCACCAATCATGGCACCATATTTTCCAAAAAGTTCATCTAATTCTTCCTGCATTAATTCTCCTGGTTCTTCGCCTTCTGCAAGTGGAATAATTTGTTTTTTGGAATATTGTAAGCCAAAAGGCTTTAATATTGCTTGAATATCTTTTTGAAAATTAAATTGTCGTCCAGCTTTATTTAATTGAGCCATTCTTGTCTGTAAAGCTTCGATTGCTTTCTTTTTCATGGTTTCTATTTCTTGAGATTGCCTTGTTTGCTGATATTGCTGTTGACCTGCTTGTTTACCTGTTTGCCAAGCTGCCTTTACACCTGAAATTCCAGCCTTTAATTTATCAAACATGCCTTCGTTTAAGTCACCAAGAGCACCTTCAATTGCAGCAAGTTTTTCTCTTAACATTGCATTTTCATCTTTTAGAGATTGAATATCATCTGTTGGTTCTGAATCAGTTTTTACATCTTCTTCTCCACCAAATTCTTCAATATCTTTTTCCAATTTTGGGAATTGGTCTAATTTACAACCACATTCTTCAGGAGTTTGGTCTTCTGGTTTTTGCTCCTCGTAGTGCGATGGAGTAACTAATCCAAGAACTGGATTTGGGCTTTCGGTGTTTTTGAAGCCCCAACCTAACATGGCACCTGGGTGACCATATTCATTAAGTTGTTTAAGTTCTTCATTTATTTTTTGAGCTTCTTTAAAAAGTTCTCTTTTTCTTTTTATAGTTAGAGCTTCTTTTAAGATAGCATCTAAAATTTCTTTTTGGCCAATTTTTTTCATATTTTTTAGAATTGCTTTTTAGATAAATATTTGGAAATTTTCTTTTTTTTTCCTATCTTTACATAAATAGGGAAAAAAACAGAGTTTATGATTAATGCAACAATTTTTACTTTTGACCGTTCAGCCCAACTTCATCTCTTATTGGAGTCTATTAAAAAAAACGCAAATAATATTTTTAACATCAATGTCCTGTATAAAAGTTCAAATGAAGAATTTAAAAGAGGATATGATTTGTTAAAGGAAAGGTTCCCATATATAAATTGGGTGGAAGAAACAAATTTTAAAGAACAAACTTTAAAATTAATAGAAACAGATTTAGAACATACATGTTTTTTTACCGATGATGACATTATATATAATAGTATAAGCGAAAGTGATATTGTAGAATGCTTAAAAGACAACAACATTTTTTGTTTTAGTCTTAGGCTTGGAACCAACGTTAGCTATTGTTATACAATGAATTGCGATGATATTTTAATTCCAGACAAACAAGATGAAAAATTTGTGTGGTGGAATTGGACAAAAAGTTATGCAGACTTTGGTTATCCACTTTCTGTTGATGGGCATGTATTTAGAACCAAAGAAATTAAAAAACTTATTAGAGCTGTTAATTTCACAAATCCTAATACTTTAGAAGGAAACTTACAAGTTTTCGAAAACTTTCCAAAAGAAACTATGGTGGCCTATAAAATAAGTGTCTTGGTAAACTCTCCCAATAATATAGTGCAAAATGTTTATCACAACAGAAAAGCAGAGAAGTATTCATTTACCACAAAAGAACTAAATGATAAATATTTAGCCAATGAAATAATTGACCTCAATTCAATAGATTTTTCGAATATTAGAGGTTGTCATCAAGAATTAGAATTTAAGTTTAAAAAAATATAATATGAATCAAGTAATGCCTCCATTTTTTGTTCCACCTGGCATTCCATCAGTGGAGTATGATAAAAACCCAATTAAAATAATAGTCCCATTTTATAATGCAGCCGCTTATATTGAAAGAAGCATGTTATCTGCATTAACACAAAAATATGAAAATTTTAAAATAATTTTCATTGATGATGCGTCAACTGATGGCTCCTGGGAAAAATTGCCACATGATGACCCCAGGGCTATTTGTATAAGAAATGAAACTAACGTGACTGCATTACCAAACATTCATAGGGCAATAATGGAATATTGTGACCCAAATGACATTGTCGTTCTTTTGGACGGTGACGATTGGCTTCCCAATAATAAAGTTTTGAAATATATCAATGAATACTATTGTCAAAATGATTGTTGGATTATGTATGGTCAGGCCACATGGAGTACTGGGCAAAAAGGTTGTGCTTCAGAATACACCAAGGAAGAATTTGACCACTTGAGAATGGCACCATTTAGAGTTTCTCATATTAGAACATTTAGGACTTGGTTATATCATAAAATAAAAGAACAAGACCCAGAATTTTCCTGTATGAAAGATAAAAGTGGGAACTGGTATAGAATGACATATGATGTTGCAATTATGTTTCCTATTATGGAAATGGCTGGATTTGATAAAATAAAATATAATGACAAACCTCTTTATATTTATAACTTTGAGAATCCCAGAAGCGACCACAGAGTCAACCAGCAACTACAGTGGGATATTCATAAAGAAATTGCAAATAAAATACCTTTTAAAAAAATAGAAAGCATGCTTAAGGAAAACATTTTTAAAAATTACAAAAACAAATATTTTGTTGAAACTGGAAGTCATAATGGAGATGGAATTCAAAAGGCAATTGAAGCTGGATTTGAAAACATCATCTCAATAGAATTGTCTGACAAATATTTTGATAGATGTGTTCAAAGATTTAAGGATAATAAAAACGTTACAATCATTAAAGGAGATTCTGCCTTAGTTTTAAATGACGTTATAAAAGACATTAATTGTAGTATTACCTTTTGGTTAGATGGTCATTATTCTTGTGGCGATACAGCATGTGGAGCATATAGAATTCCACTTATTCAAGAACTTGAACAAATAAAAAAACATAAAATAAAAAATCATACAATTCTTATTGATGATATGAGATGCTGGAAAGAACCCAACGAGGTTCATGGGTTTTATGAAAAAGACATATTTGATAAAATAAAAGAATTTGATACAAAATATAACTTTTCTTTTGTGGATGGCTCAGAAAAAGATGATATTTTAGTATGCAAACCCAAATATAAAATTGGCTTATTGGTTATTGCAACTGGGAAGTATGATAAATTTGTTCCACCACTTTTAAAATCAATGAAAGAACACTTTTTGAAAAATCAAGACGTGACCATGTTTGTATTTTCAGATAAAGAAATTCCTACACAGGATGGCCTAAAAGTAATACAGCAAGAGCATGAAGGTTGGCCAAATGCAACACTTAAAAGATACCATATATTTTCAAAAAACAAAGATATTTTATCTCAAATGGATTATTTGTTTTATTGTGATGCCGACATGTTGTTCACAGCAGATGTCGGAGATGAAGTTTTGGGAGATTTAGTTGCAACAATACACCCAGGCTTCTTTGACCAGGGACGTAATAGTTATACCTATGAAGGCAGAAAAGAGTCTACAGCTTATATTGCCCTAAATGAAGGGAAAAAATATTATGCTGGTGGATTTAATGGTGGTACATCAAGTAAATTTCTTGAAATGTCCGAACAAATTAAAAACAACGTAGACATAGATTTTTCAAACAACATTATTGCCATATGGCACGATGAAAGTCACCTAAACAGATATTTGGTAAATAATGAACCAACTGTTGCATTATCACCTTCTTATTGCTATCCAGAGTCATGGAACATTCCTTTTGAAAAAAGATTATTGGCCTTGGACAAAAATCATTCAGAAATAAGGCAATGAAAAAAATAAAATTATTTTCTTCTTATTGCTCGGATGAGCAAATATATAATAACATAGTAGGTTCTTGGGGAAAAGGAAATACCTCATATAAGGACTTTGTTTTCACAGTTAATGATGATTACACGCATGCAGTACTATTCAATACGGCTATGCATAATAAATCATTAAACCCCAAAAACGTTATTGGTTTTTCTCATGAACCCAGGAAAATATTGGGAATAGATAATGATAAAAATTATATAAATTTTGTGGCAAACAACGTTTCTGCTTATTATATAAGTAATAGAGACAATTTACCTCCCAATTTTATAGAAGGAAATACTTTTATTTGTCCTTCAGAATTTAAAGAAAGTGAAAATAAATCATATTCTCATGAAAACAGAATGAGTATGATATTGTCAATGAAGATGTATATGCCAGGGCACACAATGAGGCATAGAATTTTAAAAGAAATTTTAAAAACAGATTTAGATATTCATTTTTTTGGAAATGGTGTTGATGAAGTATATAATGATGAAAGAGTAAAAAAGTTTGATTGGAATATTTTTAACATTCCTTATGAAAACTACAAATATCAAATTGTCGTAGAAAACATAATAGACCGAAATTGGATTTCTGAAAAACTAACAAATTGTATTATTAAAGAAACAATACCAATTTATTATGGGTCAGAAAAGGCCATTAAGGAATATTATCCAGATAATTCAATTATAATATTAAATGATAATTTAAAAGAAAATGTTGCTAAAATAATTGATTTGTATAACAAAACAGAGAATGGGTTAACAACTTCTTTTGCAAAAAACAAACTTTATTCAGAAAATAATCTTTTAGAATTTATTTATTTAAAATTTAAAGATGTAGCAATATGATAGGAGTAATTTTTTTTCATAAAAACATATTTAAAATCTATCAGGAACGATGGATTAGAAAATCAATGGAATCCATGATACATCAAAAGAAAGTTGATTACAAAGTAGTTTATTATGAACTAAACTATGAAGGGAATGGTTTGTCCTTGTTTAAACATTTTGGATTTGAAACAAATGAAAAAACTGATTATTTTTTTATAAATCAAGAAATGAAAAATCATGTAGAAGCCATGAATTTTATTATTTCAAAAGCATTCCAAGATGGTTGCAAATATGTTTTTAACACAAACTTGGATGATTATTACAGAACTGATAGGTTGAAGTTACAACTAGAATTATTGGACGCTGGCGCTGATATTGTATCTTCAGATATGTGTTATATTGATGAAAACGATAAAAGATTTTTCGAAAAATATTTAAATCAATTTGACACAAAAGAAAAAATAATTAATGCTTTCAATGGTGGAGATAATGTAATAGCACACCCATGTGTAGGATATTCAAGAAAATTTTGGGATAACAATAAGTACTTGGATGAAATTCCTATGGAAGATTTTAAGTTATGGAAAAGAACCATTGGTGATTACGACTTTAAAATACACAAAGATGTGCTTTTGTTTTATAGGATTCATAATTCACAAATAACAAAGAGTTTAAGATAATGGATTCGCAAATAAAAATACCAAAAGTTTCTATACTTTTGGCAACTTATAATGGAGAGAAGTTTATCAAAAAGTCAATTGATTCAGTGTTGTCTCAAACATTTAAGAAATTCGAACTTTTAATAGGTTTTAATGGAACTACGGATGACAGCAAAGATATAGTAAACTCCTATAATGATGAAAGAATTAGAGTTTTTGATTATGGTGACGATAAGGGTAAATCTAAAACTTTAAATAAACTTTTAAAAGAAGCAAGAGCCGACTGGTTGGCAATTCAAGATGACGATGATATGTGGATGGGCAACAAATTAGAAGAGCAAATTTTATTCTGTAAAGATTTTGACATTATAGGTTCACAAATAAGATACGTAGACGAAAATGATGCATTGACGGGAACTATACTATCATTAGCAAAAGACCATAACGACATACTTTTTAGGGCACTTAATGGTGATAACCATATTGCAAACACTTCTGCTGTGTTTAAAAAAGATAAAACAGTACAGGTTGGCGGCTGGGATGAGAGTATAATCGGGGTTGAAGATTTTGATTTTTGGCTAAAGATGATAAAAGTTGCTGATTGTAAAGTTACAAACCTTGACAATATACTTGTACATCACAGAGTACATTCCAACAGTAACTTTAATACCAAAGTTTGGAATGTAGATGAAATTTTAAAAAAATATAAATAATGTTAATAGATTTAAAATATTTGTGTGAAAAGTACCAATTTATTCCCAAGGGAATAATTCATATTGGTGCACACTTAGGAGAAGAACATGTCATTTACTCCACGCTTGAAATAAAAGAAGTATTGTGGATTGAGGCGAATAAAAGCATCTTTCAAAATTTATGTTCCAAACTATCCCACATATCAACATATAAGTTTTTTAACTATCTTGTTTCAGATGTGGACGACAAAGAATATAAATTTTTTATCACAAACAACGGGGAATCGTCTTCATTGCTTGAATTAGAAGAACATTTAAAAGAACATCCTCAAATTTTTGTTTCCGATGTTGTCGAAATGAAATCTAAAACCGTTGATTCTATAATTCAAGTAAACAAAGTTGAATCTAGCAAATACAATTTTTTGAATTTAGATATTCAGGGGGCAGAATTGTTGGCACTAAAAGGCGCTGTTGATTTGTTGAAAAATATTGACTATGTTTATTCTGAAGTGAATATAAAACATCTTTATAAAGATTGTGCATTAATGGACGAAATGGATTCTTTTCTTAAAGAACATGGATTTGAAAGGGCTGAAGAAAAAATATTAAGTCACGGTTGGGGAGATGCATTTTATATTAAAAATAAATTAAACAATTAAAATATGCCAGGGAATTTAGACGCTTTCAAAGAAAGTGGGTACAAAAAGTTTTTTGTTGAAACTGGTTGTTATCTGGGAGATGGAATATCAAGCGCATTGACAGCGGGGTATGATAATATAATTTCAATAGAAATTGCAGAAGAATTTAAAAAAAATTGTGAAGAAAAGTTCAAACAAAATAAAAACGTAAATGTCGTATTGGGCGACTCATGTGAGATTTTATTTGATGTAATAAAAAACATAAATGAACCAATTACGTTTTGGTTAGATGGACACTTTTCTGGAGGAAACACTGGATTTGGCAAGTACGAATTTCCCCTAATACAAGAGTTAAAGCAAATAGAAATGCATCCAATAAAAACCCACACCATTATGATTGATGATATGAGGCTGTTTGGCGATAAAAAATATGGGTTTGATAAAAATATGATTATAGAAACCATTTTACAAATCAACAAAGATTATAAAATATCTTACAAAGACGGTTGTGAAAAAAATGACATCTTAATTGCTTCAGTATGATAAACATTTTTTCTTCATATGACCAAAGTGGACCAAAGAAAGTAAAAGACAACTTGAAATTGGGACTTGAATTGTGCGAAATAAAGTTTGCAGAAAACTGTTTTACTTATGAAAATAGTATATTTTTATCCGACAAGCCAGAGATGTATAACTCAAATAATTTAGATAAAACTATCGTAGGACCCAATGTGTGGCCTTTTCAAAACGAGTGGGTTTTAAAGCAAAATTATAAATGTTATATAGTTCCATCTGCCTGGGTAAAAAACATGCTCATTAGCAAAACGTCCATGTCCAAAGACAAGATTCAAATATGGCCAGTGGGGATTAATACAGAACTTTTTTGTGACATGTCAAAAGAAGAAAGCAATCAGAACTAAAAACCGTGACAGATTTGCTTAAATCTAAGAATCAATCTTTTGAAATAATTGAATATAGCAATTATAGAGAAGAAGATATGATTTTAAAAGCAAAAATAAGTAAATATTGTTTTGTAATTAATGGAACAGAAAGTCAAGGAATCGCATTAGAAGAGTTAATGAGTTGTAATGTTCCACTATTTGTTTGGGACGTTAATTCCTGGAATGACATTGGAGAACAATATAAGTCCCCAGCAACAAGCGTCCCTTATTGGTCAAACACCTGTGGGGAAAAATTTTTAAACGAAGAAGAATTAAATATAAAATTTGATGAATTTTTAAAAAATATTGATTCTTACAATCCAAGAAATTATATTTTAGAAAACTTAAACTTAAAAAAGCAAGCCCTTGAATTAATTAAAATTTTTAAACAATAAATATGGCACACCAAGAACAAAAAGATTATTTTTTGGAAATAAAAAATAAATTTCCAGAGTATTTTAAAAACAAAAAAGTTTTAGATATTGGTTCCTTAGACATAAATGGAAACAATAGACACTTATTCGAAAATTGTGAATATACAGGACTTGATGTGGCCGAAGGAAAAAACGTTGATGTAATTTGTTTAGCACATCAATACAATGCTCCAGACGCAACCTTTGACGTAATTATAACTAATGATTGTTTTGAACATGATATGTTTTATAAAGAAACAATTAAAAATATTTTTAGGTTATTAAAACCAAATGGGCTACTCCTGTTTACATGTAAAACAACTGGTTCTGGCGAGCATGGAACACTAAGGTCTGATGGAGGATTTTCATCCCCCCTCACATCAAAAATTCCAGAGTGGGCTAACTATTATCGCAACATAATAGAGGAAGATGTAAGAGACATCCTTAATATAGAAGAATCATTTTCTACTTTTGAATTTAGTGTTTTAAACATTACTTTCGATTTGAGATTTTATGGAATAAAAAAGTAAAATCATGAAAAATTTTTTAGATGAATTAGCCATAAAGTATAATACAGATAAGAGTTCGAAAAATCATAATTATACAAAAACATATGATAAATATTTGAGTCCCATAAGAGAACAAAAATTAAACATTTTAGAAATCGGAGTCCTAAATGGGGCTTCTTTAAAAATGTGGGGAGAATACTTTCCAAATTCTCAAATATATGGCCTGGACATCAGCCCAGATTGTAAAAAGCATGAAAAAGATAATATAAAAGTAATCATAGGCAGTCAGGATGATGAAGAATTCTTGATTCAGAATATTAAATCTATCAAATTTGACCTCATTATAGATGATGGAAGTCATATATCAAGGCACCAAATAAAAAGCTTTAATGTACTATTTGACAGCCTTAATAGTGGGTGTTATTATATTATAGAAGATGTTTGCTGTTCATACTGGAATAGTCATGAAGGTGGGTATAAAAAACAGGGCTCTGTCATAGAATACTTTAAAGACAAAATTGATGATGTCAATTTTTACGGATTCAAAGGAGATTTGTACGATAGGAAAAGAGAGTATATTACATCCATTAAAAAGGATTTGACATTTTTTGAAAAGACTATTAACTCAATACATTTCTATAACAGCATAATTATTATAGAAAAGATATGATAATTTTATTTACCAGTGCCCTTACAGAAAATCTCTTCGAACAAAGAAAAGAAGAATATATAATCTCTTTCAACACTTTGTGTTCATTTGGATATAAGAACAACATTCAAATAATAGAATGTATTAACAACTCCGAGGATAGTTTTCTTAATACTTTGACTGAAAAAGTTTTTTATACAAAACAAAATTATGCCTATAGAAACAAAGGCGTTAATGAGTTGTTAAATATTAAATTCTTTTTAGAAAACTTTAATGTTGATGATGAAGAAAAAATCGTCAAACTAACTGGAAGATATAATCTTCTCGATAATTCATTTATTAAAGAGTTTGAAAATAGTTCTTGTGACGTACTTTATAAAAAAGATTCTGTCAACCAAGTGTTTTTTGGGTGTTTGTGTTTAAAGAAAAAAGTCCTAACAAACTTTATCAATCAATTAAACTTTAATGTTCTTGAATCAAATCTTGTATGTATAGAAAAATCTTTTGCCGACTTTATATACAAAAGTGAATATGAACAAAAGGTGATTGAAAAAATAAATATCAGATGCAATATTAATAATGAAGATTTACACACTCTTTAAACTGGATACTTAAATATTTCTTCCTCATAATTCTTTAAATAAATATATTTTTCATCAGCTCCAACTATCGAATTTGGTAATATTGGAATTTTACCGCCACCCCCAGGCGCATCTATAACATATTGCGGAATTGCATAACCACTGGTAAATCCCCTTAAAGACTGAATAATATTCAAACCTTCTTCTATTGTTGTTTTAAAATGTGCCGAACCAATGATGGGGTCACATTGATATAAATAATAAGGCTTAATTCTAATTTTTAAAAGCTCATGAAACAATTTTTTTAACACTTTTGGCTCATTATTAACACCATTCAATAAAACAGTTTGACTTCCCAAAACAATTCCCACATCAGCCAATTTTGTAACGGCCACTTTTGATTCATCTGTGATTTCGTCTGGGTGCGTTGAATGAATGCTTAAGAATAGTGGATGGAATTTTTTTAAAATTGAAACAAGATTGTCTGTAATCCTTTGTGGCAAAACAAAAGGAACTTTTGTGCCAATTCTGATTATTTCTACATGAGGAATGTTTCTTATATTCTCAAGAAAATATTCTATTTTTGAATCTGAAAGAGTAAGTGGGTCTCCACCAGATATAATAACGTCCCTAACTTCTGAATGGCTTTTTATATAATCAAAAACTTTTTCATAATCCACAAATTTTTCTTTGTTTTCAATAATCCTTGAGCGTGTGCAATATCTACAATTTGCTGAACAAAAATTTGTTGCTAAAAGAAGAACTCTATCTGGGTATCTATGTACAAGACCTGGAAGGGGAGAATCTTCAATTTCAGAAAGGGGGTCTATTTCTTCTCCAAAATTTTTGTTAAGTTCTTTATCAGTGGGCACCATAGTTTTTCTAATCTCTTTACTACTGTGCACCAAACTGAGATAGTATGGGGTAATTCGCAAAGGAAGTTTTGTACTATCAACATCTTCGGCTGCTGTAATATTTAAAAACTTTTTAATTTGAGAAATGGTTCTGATGGAATTTGACAACTGCCATTTCCAATCATTCCATTGAATATTTGTTATTTGGGGGTAATATTTTTTTTTGAAACTTTCAACAAGACCTAAAGGGTCTTCTGCTTCTACATCTGCGACTGCTATTTCATCTGTACAATCCTTTGTTTTCATTTTGGTGAGTTTATTCTAAATATACAAATAATACGCAAAAATTACATAAAAGTTACCTAAAAAAGAAAAAAAAATTTCATCATTTTTCTGAGTTCTACAACCATTTGATTTTCAAGTAAAAAATACGAAAAACTGGGTTAAAGTTGTATTTTTATTTTTTTTTATTTATATTTGCCACAAATTTAAACAACAAAGAATATGATGTTAAAAAATTTAGAACAATCCGACATTGAATACATCAAGAAGACTTACGTAGACAAAGCATTAACATGGGATGAAAGAATGGGAATTCTTATGAGTCATTTTGGTAAATCCGAAAGAACTGTAAGAAAATGGTTGTCAAAGTTAGGAATAAAAGAGAAAACAAATGGAACAGCAAGAGGCGATGTAGAATCTCCCCAATTTGAAGAAGCTAAAAAAAAGCAGTTTGACAAAACTAAAAAAAGATTCATTGTAACCTGGGCGCAAAATAATACCCCTGTTCATAAGCAATTCTTAGAAAACATTAAGGCATATGCAAAATTTTTAGATGCAGACCTTCATGTAATTGCTGGAAGATATAAAAACCCAACTTCTGTTTTTGCAGATAAAGACTTTGATTTTTGGGTAGAAGATGTCGCTCCGTATCTTGATGCTAACCGTCACGACATTCACAAATACGTTTCAATTCTATCAGATGTTAAAATTCAGCCCACTGCCGTAAACCCAATGAGCGGTTTAGAAGGAATGAGTGGGGTTAATTCTTGTATTTTTGGCTCTCCAAAGGTACAAATGGAAGTTATAGGCGCTCTGGAGGGTTATAGGCCAAAGTTGATGCTTACCACTGGTGCGGTCACTTTAAAGAACTATACGGACTCTAAAGCGGGAAAAAAGGGAGAATTTCATCACATTCTTGGATTTGTAGTAGTAGAAATTAAAGATGAAGAAAAATTCTTCGTCCGTCAAGTTACAGCTACTACAGATGGAGAATTTACAGACCTTTACTATTCTGTTAAAAATCAAGAAGTAAAAGAAATTGATGGAATAGAAGCTATTGTTTTGGGAGATATTCACCTGGGGCAAGTAGATGAAACTGTTATGAGTTCAACAATTGACCTTTTAAACAAACTCAAGCCAGACAATACCATAATTCATGATTTATTTGATGGCTATTCTATAAGCCATCATGACATGAAAGACCCAATAAAAATGTATAGGAAAAGTGTAGAAGGCCGAGATTCTCTTAAAAAAGAAGTTGACTATATGCTTACCTGGTTAGAAGAAATGAGGAAATATCATCTTGTAATTGTAAGAAGTAATCACGATGACTTTGTTGATAGGTGGATAATAAATACAGACTGGAAGAAAAATATTCCAAATTCAGTTGAATATATGGAATATACAAAAGCTCTACTTGAAGACAAAGCCCCCAACGGAATTATCCCTTACATTATTAACCAAAGGTTTAAAGATGTCAAAACTCTTGGTAGAATGGATTCGTTTAAAGTTAAAAAATGGGAATTGGGGGTTCACGGAGATTACGGGCAAAATGGAAGTCAGGGTTCAATTACACAATTTAGAAAATTAAATACAAAACTGGTTATTGGTCACTCTCATACTCCAGGAAGGAAAGATGGAGTTTTGCAGGTTGGAACATCTACCAAAAAGAGACTTGGGTACAACCTTGGTGCCAGCACATGGCTAAATTCACACGTTATTATTCACAGAGATGGAAAAGCACAACATGTAAATTTCCTTGACGGAGAATATACAACATTTAAAATGGAAAATTTTCAGAAAAAGACTGCAAAACATAAAAAATAAATTTTTTTTAAATATTTAGCAAAAAGCCTTTACAATCGTAATGGCTTTTTTTATTTTTTGTCTAAATAACCCGTTATGGACGAAAAGTTTTTAAAAAGAACTAAATACACATTTGGTGCTCCAATAATTACTGTCGAGCTCACCGATGAAATGATAACAGAATTATTCGAAACCGCAGTTGAAGATTTTGACATGTATTCAAAAATTTCAAGAAGAGGCACAAAAAGCCTTAGAGAAATAAAAGATACCTGGATTAAAAAATACACCATTGCACTTTGTAAGGAAACGATAGGAATGATAAGGGAAAAAATTGACGGAGCAACCAATATTCCTTCTGGAAATTTGAAACTCGAATACGAAAGTTTGCTTGCTGAAAGTCGTAAAGAAAAATCATTCCTTATAAGTATTTGTTTAAATAAATAAATCTAAAATCAACTTTAAAATACACAACATGAAAAAATTAGGAATATCAATTGACGGAGTAATTAGAAATTATCTTGATGCATTCGATAAACAATACAGAAAAGCTTTTATTTATAATGAAAGTATTGTTGAAATGAGCGAAGAGTTCAAATATAAGGAACCAACCGAGATGGATATAGAAGCCAAAGCAAAGCAAATTGAAGAAAGGACTAAAGAATTAATTTCTCTTCCCGTAGACTCTCCAGACCTTTTGAATCACTATCAATTTAACGAAATTAAAGAATTTGAAAACGAAAATGCTTTCCAACAAGATTCTACTGAGCAAAATATTCTTTTCGAAAATTTTAATTCATTTGAAAACAGAGTTCTTACACCCCAGGAGGCACTTGAAAAATTTATGTACGAAAAGCATCCTTTTAGAATATTTGGCGACTCAGAAGAATTTCAAAATGCAATGAGCCACTTTAATAGAATTCAGACATACGGACTGCAAAATAAACTTTTTGAAACCGTTTTGATTACCGACTTAAAGGCTTCTGCAATTTCTGCAAATTATTTTTTCCTTCACAAAACAGGATGTAGAGCAAGAAACATACAAGTTGTAAAAGACCACGCTGACAAGTGGAACTACTGTGATGTGCTTGTAGATGCCGCACCTGAATCATTCCAAACAAAACCAGATGGAAAAATTTCAATCAAAATTGATAGACTATACAATCAACATGATGAAGCTGACTATACAATAAAAAACTTAAAAGAAGTTAATAATGAAATGTTACTTAAAAAAATATTTAAATAAAATTCAAAACTTATGGCAAAGAAAATGAAAAATTCTGTTAAAACAGAAATGAAAAACATGGTTCAAAGAGAACTTGTTAGAATCATGGCAAAACAAATTTCCAATGAAGATTCCTTCAAAGAAATGGTTCAGGAAGTTATTAGTGATTTTTATGAAGAAGAAGCAGTAGTAGAAAATCAAACAAGCTATAATTCCAAGAAGGACTTACAAAAGGGCAGACTTGGACTTTTAACCGATATTATGAATGGGAAATACAAAGAAGAGTTTTTGACTTGTATCAATAAGGAATTGGAAGAAAAAAATTTATTAATGGATTCCTTAGTAACTCCACACAAATCTTCAATCCCAATACAAAAACAGTCTAATGTTGAACTTTCAAAAGAACAAATGGATGCGTTGTTTAGAATAAGTCCAACAAAACGTGCAGAAAATGAGAAAATAGACAATCTAGTTTTTAGCAAAGCAAATGTACATAACATGAGGATTTTGAATAATATAAATGCTGAACAGGCATCTCAGGATTATCAAAAAATTCAATGCACAAAAGAAATTTCCGACCAATTATTTGATTATATTGAAAACAACAAAGGTAACTTAGATGCTACTCATGAACAATTGCACATTAACAACAAATCAATTGAAACCTATAAAGTCCACAATAAAGAAGAAAAAGAAAAAATAGGAAACTTCAAATTTGGCAAAGGATTTACTACAACACTTAATCCAAAATATTTTGCTTTTGAATTGGAAATTAAAACAAACGAATTAACCAAACAAAGAACACTTACTCTCAAAAATATAACAATGGAGTCAAACTCAATTTCAAAAGATGTTATGAGTGCTAAAAATATAGAAAAATTGCTAAACATAGTTCAAGAGATTTATTCCAATACCACAATTAAGCCTCTTTCGCAGACAGAGCCAATTACAGAAGAAGAAAAACGTGCTGCAAAAAAATTAAAAAGTAACCAACGTGCAAAAAAGGCTTGTAATACTATTAAAGCAAAAAAACAAATACAAAAAACAAAATAACCATTTATTTTATTTGGAAATTTAAGTAATATTAACCTAACAAATGTAATTAAATTTATATGGAACAAGAAATGATTGATACCACGCAGATTGACCACAATGCATTAGTACAGTCTGTAATTGAAAAAGTAAGAAATAATGAATCGAAATATTATTTCTATTGCCCTCCTTTAAATGTACCCAGTGGGGGAATTGGCGTTTTAATCAAGATGGCAAGAATTATGAAAGATTCTGGCTATAACGTCAAGGTTGTTTTCGAACCAAGACAAGACCAGAGAGCATCTTTTGAAGAATCAAGAAAACAGAATAAACAGGTTGATATATTTGAAAAATTTAATCCCCAGTGGTTGGATTTTGATTATTCAGACATTGATTTCTTCCCACTTGGAGATAAAACCATTGTTTACAATGATGGCACCAAACAAGAATGCGTTGCTTTAAATGTTAATCCAGAGGATTTCTTTATTATTCCAGAAGGATTTCCAAATATCATGAAAAAAATCATGCAGGTGGCATGTAAAAAGATTGTTTTGGCACAGAGCTGGTTTTATATTCTCAATTCTTTAAACACTGGCGAAACATGGCAGGGAATGGGTATATTTGATGTTATTTCAGTTTCCGATGCAATTACAGAATATCTTCACACGGTTATGCCTGGACTAAAGATTAAAAACTTTTCACAAGGTATTAACAGAAAACTTTTCGCTGCTCCAGCCAAAATGTCCAACAAATATCCAATGGTTGGATTTATGGGAAATAGGGGACAAGAAAACCAAATGAAAACATTCAACATTATTAAAACCTTCCAGGCATTTTATCCTCACTTAAGATGGGTAAGATTTATTCAATTAAGCGGACTTTCTAAAAAAGATTTCGCAGAAAGATTGGCAAGCTGCGCATTTGTTTTATATACTGATGACATTGCTGGATTTGGAACATTACCTCTTGAATCTATGGCAAGTGGAACACACGTTGTTGGCTGGAATGCATATGGCGGAAAAGAATATGTTACCACAGAAAATGGATTTTGGACTGTTAATGGAGATATTTTTCAAACAGCAGAAATTTTAGGTGTTGCTATTGATAAATGGTTAAACGGCGAAATGGATGTGGATGAAATTCAAGCATCTTATGAAAAAACCCTTGAAAAATATACAGAAGAAGGGGAAAAAGAAAACTTCTTAAATATAATTAACGAATATAAAAATGAAAGAATCAATGAACTTGAAGGACTTAAAAAACAGTAATGTACTTGTCGCAATTTTTATTGACGATTTAAGTAATTTAATCACATTAGAAGAAACATTTTACAGTGTTTCTAAACAGACACATAATGTTGATTTACTTGTGTTGCACTCAAACACATTTTCTGATGAGCAAATCAATTCTTTAAAGTCAGCATTGGATAAACCAAAGCTTATTTTAAGAAAGCAAAATGCAGAAGGAAAATTAGAAGAACAGGTTTTAGAAACTGATGGAAAAATAAATTATTTTTTAACCCCATCAAATTCTGATTCTTTTCCAAAAATTTTCAATGAAGGATTTAATGTTGCATCAGAAAATGAGTATGAATTCTTTTCCGTCATTGAACCAAATGATGTAGTAGGATTGAATTGGTATACCCAGGCAAACATTTATGCAAAAGAAAATGAAAATGTTTCAATGTTCTTCCCAATTATTAGGAATACTGTAAATGGTGTTTTTAATGGGTTACTTAATGAAGCGCCTTGGGCTGAAGGACTTGCGGAAGAAGCAGGAAAAATTGATTTAAATCTTTTAAATCGTTTTAACTGTGTTGTTCCAACGGGCTCTATGCTTAAAATAAGTGCTCTCAAAGAATATAGCGAACAAAGGCAAGATGGAAAGTTTTATCCATTTAAAGAAAGCATGAAAATCAGTCATTATTATGAATTCTTAATGAGAATGGTTTATAATGATGTGAAAGCAATGTGCATCCCCAGAATCGGGTACGAATTCAAAGTTAAAAACAATAATGAATTCAAACACGTTTATTGTAAAATTCCGCAGAATATTGCCCAAATTCCTGCTGAACAGGGAGGAATAACCCCAAATGAAGGCAAATTTTGGATGGAAACTGCGAAAAAAGAATATTTCTTTGATGAAGACAGGAACAAAGTTTATGAAGAAGCGAGTCAGCAAAACTAAGAAAAAACAAAACTTTGATATACAAAACGAGGATGAGGTATTAGATTTTTTTTGCCAGGAATGCGCAGATAGAAACGAACTCAAAGAGGACTCAGAAGAGCCAGAGTCTCAACTACCAGACGAATTCGAAGAAAAAATCTTAAACGAATCTGAATTAAAAATCGAAAGTAATGAGTTGGTACTTGATGAGAAAAGCGTTAAGACATATTGGACCGACGATACTGAAGCGGGGGTTATAGATTTTCTATACCTTAATGAATTTTTTTATGAAAATAGAATTAAAGAAGAGATAGAAGATGCACAAAAAGAAAAGCGTGTAGTAAACAAATTCTATTGCAATGAAATGCAAAGAAAGATGGAAGAAGTAATGCGCATTTCAGACCGTGTAGAAAGAAGGGAAAAAATTTTTAGAGAAAAAATTGAAACTCCGCTTAAAAAACTTGTCGAAAACATTCTTTTTAATTATAAATTACTTTTACCATACACAGATTCAAAAACTCAGCAAAAAGATTGTTTTACCTTTTTATATCTTAAGTTTTCCAATTTTAACCCATGGAGAAAAACCAAATCCTTTTCTTATTTTGGAACTATTGCAAAACATCATTTTCTCGGAAACAAAAAAGAATTTTCCAAAAATTTGAAAATTCTTTATGACTATGATTCGAACAAAGAAGAAGCTGACAACAAAAAAATAGAAGACCCTAAACCATATGTAAAAGAAGATACATTATCTGATTTTTTTAATTTTATCATATCGTCTATTGAATCTGAACTAAATAAAGGTTCCTTATCTAAAAATGACCAAAAGGTCGGAGACGCAATAGTTCAAATTTTTAGAAACCACGAAATTTTAGGAGTATACAATAAAAACCAAGTATACCAACTAATTAAAGAAAACACAGGACTAGAAACAAAAGATATAACTTACTCCTTACACAGATTCAGAATTATATATAAAGTTTTAAAACAAGAATTTGTGAATAAACGAGAAGAATAATTTTTTTTTAGTCATATATTTATAGAAAAATTAATAATTATGGCTGAAAAAATAGAAATTTCAAAAGACGGTTATCTAGCTTTAATTAAACGAGTCTTTGAAAACAAACTCGAAGAAAGAGAGCTTGCCTTGGACAGATACAGAAAGGCGGATGACCAAATGGAAACTGCAGAGCAGTTTGCAATAATGGGAAAAAATGCTGTTTCCTTTTTAAACCTAGCGTCCTTATCTACAAATGATTTAGCGGCACTGGCCAAAGAGGTCAAAAGTCTTGTCTATAAAGACGAAGTAGGCGGCGACATCAATCTTAATTTATCTGAGGATTGGAAAACAGCCATTTCCGAAAAAATTGAAGAGGTTGAAAAAGCAAGAACTTCTTCTAGGAACGTAGATAACAACAACGATAGCGAGGGAAAATAATGGCATATACAGTACCACTCGACCAACCTTTAAGCGAAACCCAAGCTAAATTAATTGCCCAAGTAGGGACAATGAAAAATCTCGCCAATCTTTCCTTTTTAAAAAAGTTTAAATTTAAAAGGGAAGAAAATATGTCTTTATTTGACTATTTGCTTAAAATATTAAGGTCAATGGGTATTGACCCAGAAATTATATTAACTGCCTTCCTAAATGATTTTTTCAGAACTGATAAAGTAGTAGATTTTCTAATTACTGCTATTGCAAGATTAGCAACATCTATAAATAAACAATTGGATTCTAATGCACAGCTTTCATTTACTCCAGGTGATGATGTTGTTATGGATGATGCACGAATTAAAGAATTAAATGACTCTAATTATAAATATTTAAACAATTTTTCTGTAAGTTTGGATAGCATGACAGTTCCCCTTAAGCCTGCCTTATATAAACTCATAGATGCACTAAGAACCAGAATGATTCAAGAACTCATGGTTATAATTTTTGGGAAACCAAAAAAGGCAGTAACTGGACCCAATGGCATGGTTACTGATGACAATAGAATGAATGAACTCATTGATGAAAGTGTGTGCGGTGGAGAAACAATATTTAGTGTATCTAATCCAGCTGCTATAAACTTTGGAGATTTAGAATATAATAGACTTCAAAAATTAGAAAAAGCAAAAAACGGAAATCTTTCTTTTTCCATTACTTGCCAAGGCGTACAAATAACGCTTCCAGATGACCCGATGTATTTGTTTAAAAGTGTACCTCCAGGATTTCAAGGCGGAGAATCCGTATCACCCGAAGAGGCAATGACGAATGTTTTTAATTTTGTATCTAATCAAGTACAAAAACAAACAAGTGGTGCGAGTAGTCAGTCTAATGCTTCGTCTGCTGGTAAAAGTTTTATTCAAAAATTTTTAGAATCTTTAATTGCTTCGATTACAACATTGGTAAAACCTTTTTTTGTTGGAATTATTGGAACAGTGCCAGGAGAAGCACAGGGTCTTGCACCAGAGGCTTTTGATTTATTACAACAAGGATTGCTAAACATGGTTTTTCCAGGTTCAGTAACAACTGACCCTAATACAGGGAAAAGAGTTGGTGATTATGTTCCACCTTCAAGTTGCGAAATTAATAGTCAATACCAAAAAGGAGCTTTAGATTCAATTAAAAAGAAAAAAGTATCTTTGATAATTATATTGTGTAATTTACTATTAAATATTGCCATAGGTTTTATCATGGCCTATGTTCTTGAGAAGATAAAAAAAATGATTAAAAAATATGTAGCAAAAAGAGCACAAGAAAAAGCTGCAAGAAAAATTCAAAAATTAAAAGATAAATATGCAACATCCGTTGCTGGAAGACAAAAAAAGAAAACAGATAGAGCTGTAAGACAAATAAAATTAATGAAGAAAATTTTTGGAATCCTTCAGGCAAACGCTGGCTCATTTACCCCTACCCCTAAATAAACTTAATTATGTTATTATGGCAGCACCATTCGTAGATATAGACCCCAAATTAAACATTTCAGAAGACGTTGCTGATTTGTTATTAACGCTCATGAGTGATTCTTTTGAGTTAAATAGAAATTTAACAGTATATGAAATTTTAGCTGAAAAAATAAGACCTGGAATAAATTCAGATGTTTTATCAAATGCTATAATTTCAAGATTTAAAGAAATCGGCCTACCAAGTGGACCTTTAGTAAATGGAGCACAAAATGTAATGGAAGCTTTTGTGGTTGTATTTTGTGAAGAACTTGTAGATGCCATACAAAATGACATGAGAGTAGATATTGGTATTTTCCCAGGCGGAACTGTTAATACAAATGGAGCCAATGCTGGAGGTCCAGTGGTTTCCATAGGAACAACTGTAAATGCACAACAAGGTATAGGAATAGCTAGATAATATGGAAGAAAAAAATAAAAAAACGAAACAAGAATTACTTGAAGATGCTCAAAAATTAACAGAAAAGCATGCTGAATTAAAATCAGTAATTATGAATATGCTTGACGAAATGGATAAAATTGAGTTAGAGTATAATAAAATTATTGAAGAGATTAAAAAGAAATAAATATGCCAAAAGACGATATTATAGCGCAACGAGCTCTTCAAAACGCTGGACAAGGAAATTACAGCTCTAATATTTCTAATGGGAGAGGTATATATCCTGCCATTGTTGTTCCTTATGGTACCAACGATAACTCAGAACAAAACCGCATAAGAGCAAGAATAGTAACTGTACAAGATGATGGAAAAATACAGGGTAGAATAAATTTAAATAGTGAAGAAAATTATAATGGTTATTCTGGCAAAGATAGGGGGATAACTGATGATAATCTTGTTTTATGTATGCCTCTTCTGCCAGAGTTTTTCCACATAAGACCGCAAGTTGGAGAAATGGTTTTTGTTATTCTGGAAAATCCTACCGATAACTCCAGTGTGAGATATTGGATTGGACCTATAATTTCATCAAAATTAAAATTAAATTACCAAGGTTTTGAGGATTCTTATAAAATGTTTAACAAAACCACTTTTATATCTAGTCCCAAAACAAGCGGTTCCTTAGACCTTTCAACAACCTTTCCAGAAGACTCTGATGTTGCAATCCAGGGAAGAAAAGATGCAGATTTGATATTAAAAAACAGAGAGGCTTTACTTATTGCTGGCAAATTTTCAGACTTTCAAAATTTTGTTATCAATACCGACTATCCTTCATATTTAAGGTTAAAACAATTTGATAGTACTACAACAGAAGAAAAACCTACAGTAGAGCCTAAGAATATTATTCACAACATCAATGTAGGGATGGTACATGACCCTATTGGTAACAAATTTGCTGGAACAATAATAGTAAAAGAAATAAAAAGTGATATTGAGCTAAAAAACGAAACAAACACATATATATCAAGTTCTGATACAATAAGTTGGTTAAGTACAAAAATTACAGAAGTTAAAACAAAATATCCAAATTGGTCATTTACTTCAGAAATGGAAACATATAAAACCTATAAAAAAGATTATTATGTAGTTTCAGCGCCATCCGTCACAGACCCACCAGTCGCAACGAATAATGAAAATTTATTAAAAAAATACTCCCAAGCAACTCTTATTTCAACAAATATTAACATATACTCTCCAAGAGGCAAATTTAGAGGTAATGATGTAAAATCTTTCGAAAAGAATGATGATTTAAAATCTTTTGGGACTTTTGCAGACACACTTCATCCAGCAATATTTGGAGATGAAACAGTCAGAGTTTTAGATTTAATTATTAGACTACTTCTTACCCACATTCACACACCAGAAATGCCTTTATTACAAACTGCAATTTCAAATGAGTTGAAAAAATATACAGTGGATGGATGGTTACAGAATCTTATATCTAACCACATCAGGATTAATTAAAATGGCTTAATTATCTTTAGGTCTATTCTTTCTGGCATTACCCTATTTGTTCCCATTTCATTAATCTTAAAACTAATTTGATATGTTTGATTGTGTAATAACCAAGATGCGTCTACATCAAAATAATTAGTTGTACAATCATCTATGACAGCATGATTAACTTCAGTCCATGGAATAACTTCAACTTGATTGTTCATTATCATTCGGTACTGTAAAGAATAGGATGTGCTTGGTTTATTTGTGCTATAATTAACTCTCAAGTCACAATATACCCTTATTTTTTCATCCTGATGAACTATCATGCCCTGTTCAATTCCATAGGTTTCAAGAACATATTCATTTATAGATGGCCTATTGGCTGTATAATAATTTTTTTGTATTTGGAATGTTTGCGATATATTTTGATTGTCATATTGACTAAAACTTACATTATTCCAAACATCCACATATTTTTCCCCAGGGGTAGCGCCAGACATCCATACGTTTACATAATATGCTCCAGTAGATAACTGAGAAGGAATAAGCCCAGAATAAACTGTAGTGTTTCCTCTTTTAATATCTACAGTCACTGCAGACAGATTTATGTTTGTAAAATTATGACCACTAAAGGTATATAAGAATAAATTTGATGGTCTATTGTTAGAAATTTGTTTCCTATCATCTTGAATGACTTGATTGTACACAACCTCAAGAAATGGCTTAAATGCAGTATTTGTTTTTTCAGTAAAAAATGAACTTATATATCTTGTGTCTGCACTAAACAATTCATAATCTCTTCTATAAGCAATTGCAATTCCATTGTTTTCAGAACCACCACTTAACCAATCTTTTACAATATCAGTTACATCCATATTTAAATCCTCATCTCCAATATCAAAATGCTGAGAAGTGTGATAAGTTGTAGATGCGGATGGGTCAATATATATTCCTGGTTCATTCCAGAAAGTCAATGACGTAGCGTAATCCCAATTAGAAACCCCAGATGTCAAATAGTTTCCAGATTGTCTAACAATATAAATTTCTTTGATTAAATCATAACCTCTGCCCTCTTCCCAATACTTATTTATTGGGAAAGCAATCAAATCGAATGAGGTGGCAACCATTTTTTTTAAAACATCATGTTCATATTCAGACTCAAGAACCAAATCTCTTGGTTTCGAATTTTTTAACTTTAATTTATAAGATGTAACCAAAGATTCATTAATTTCTTTAGTGCTGAATTTTTGCTGTAAATTAGTTAAATCAAAATAAAGTAGAAATCTGCTAACAGAATTTCTTTTGTCTGGCGCTGTATCTGTTCCTCCGCCACCATACCACAAGTCTGTTACGGTGTTTTGACCAGAGTTTAGGTTGCTATAATAACTTCCAGCTATAGTGTTGCTTTTTGATGGATAAATTCTAAAAACTGACATTTTCTTTTTTTTATTATAAATAGCCTACTTTATTATTTTTTTAAACCCTCAAACATAAATATAAATGTTTATTTTTTTTTAAGTAATATTTATATTTAAAACAAAGGAAACATGAAATCATTAGGAATACAATTTCCATTTACAGAAACTTATAACGGGGGAATTATAGGATACACTCAAATAGATGTTGAGGCAATAAAATCCAACCTGACAGCATTTCTTACTCTTAAAAGAGGACAAAGGCCGATGCATAATTCATTGTATTCTCCTTTATATGATTATATAATGGAACCTTGGGACAATATTAGTGAATCAAGATTAACAGATGATTTAAGCAAAAAGCTGGTAGAATTTTTTCCAGAAATAGAAGTAAAAAAAATAAATTTTGTTTTTGAAGAAGAAAACAATTATTTACATCTAACACTTTATTATACAGTAGTTGATTTAAAGGTATCAGACAGTGTTTCTGTAACAATAGCCATTCAACCAAAATAAGATAAGAAATGTCAACAAATTTAAATTTAAATGCACAATTTACTCAGTCAGCAGTAGGTATTAAACAAATAAACTACTTGAGTAGAGATTTCCAAACAATAAGAACCGATTTAATTAATTACTTAAAAGCCTTTTTCCCAGAACAATGGCAAGACTTTAATGTTGCATCACCTGGCATGGCTCTTTTAGAATTAAATGCTTATGTTGGTGATTTATTAGCTTTTTCTATTGACAAAAAATATAATGAACTTTTTCTTGATGGTGTGCAACAAAGAGAAACTGTATATAGAATGGCAAAAACTTTTGGATTTAAAGTTCCTGGAGTTCGTCCAGCACTCACAATTGTAGATTTAATTTGTGATGTTCCAACAACTGCAGATGGACCCAATTATTCATATGCTCCAGTTTTAAGGCCAGGACTTCAAATAAAAGGGGGAGGACAAACATTTGAAACTGTTTATAATGTTGATTTTGCAAGTGATTTTAGTGAAACTGGTGCTGCAAATAGAACCATACAACCTATATTAAATGGGAATCAAGACCTAATAAAATATAGAATTTTAAAAAGAGAAGTCATAAAAGCTGGTATTACAAAAAATATGAAGGTTGAGGTGCCTTCAGGTCAAGAAAAGCCTTTTATGCAAATTGTTTTACCAGAAAATAACGTTTTAGAAATAGTAGATGTAATGGTTGAGCCTGGAATTGGATTAACCAAAAATCCAACTTATGAAGATTATCATGACCTTTCTAAAAGATACTGGGAAGTTGAATATTTAGCAGTTGATAAAATATTTGTCGAAGACGATAATGAACCGTCTGTAAATGGTGTAAAAATTGGAAAATATTTAAAAGTTTCAAAAAGATTCATCAAAGAATTTATGTCTAATGGTACTTGTAAATTAACTTTTGGAGGAGGTAGCGAAAATTACGATTCATATGAAGAATATTTACAAGGGTTAACAAATAGTTGTTGTGATATTACCACCAACTTAAATGTGTCTTCGTTGCTATTAAATCCTTCTCTGGGCGAGATGATTCCAGGCAACTCAACTTTATATATAAAATATAGAATTGGGGGAGGTGCACTAAGCAATATTGGACAAAATGTTTTGCAAGCAGTTAGTAATGTAAATGGTATTATATTGGGAACTGACCCAAACCTAAATCAAGCTGTTTTGTCATCAATTAGAGCAAATAACCCTGTTCCCGCAATCGGCGGAAGGGGATTGCCTACTGTTAGTGAAATCAAAAACTATATAGCATCAAATTTTGCATCACAAGATAGGTGTGTAACATTGGAAGATTACATTTCTAGGTCATATCAAATTCCTGGAAAATTTGGAGCGCCATTTAGGATATATGGAGAAGTAAATGATAATAAAGTTATTTTATATATTCTCACTAAAGATGCTAATGGCAAATTAAATACAATTTCAACTGGTGAGATAAAAAATAATTTAGTAACATATCTTCTTCCTTATAGAATGATAAATGATTTTATTGAAATTAATGATGGAAAATTTGTGAATCTGGAAGTCCAAGCAGATTTATTTATAGACAAAACTTTTAACAGAAGTGAGGTAAAACTTAATTCTATTTTGAAAATTCAGAATTTTTTCAACACAGACAATTGGCAAATGAATCAACACATATACGTTTCTCAATTAACAGATATTTTAAGAGAAATTCCTGGAGTAATTAATGTTGTTGATATTAGATTTTATAACTTAGAAGGCGGTCTTTATTCTTCAACTTTATGTTCTCAAGCTATTGGACCAAGAACCCAAGATATTGATTTGGGCGTATATAAAACACAGGTTTTACCAGTGGATAACGCAATATTTAGTACGCCATTATCAATGTTTGAGGTTCGTTATCCAGAAAAGGACATAAAAGTAAGAGTGGCATAATATGAATTTAGTATGCAAGATGAAATTTTAATAAAAAGATATAAGAGTGGAACCACAATTCATTATTTTAATACGGATATAAATCCTAATAATTATTCCACGTCAACAATACCAGCCATCGTAAAATTAAATTCGACGGACAACGTTCCCTTGGAACTTCATGGATATGATGGAGTATTTTTGACTGGTAATTCTCCAACTGTTTTGTGGAAAAGAAATGAACAACAGAATTCATATGATTCTGGAATAAATATGAATTATGTTATTGATACATATTTGCCAAATTCGAATTATGTTTCTGGAAGAACATTTTCTTTAACCGTAAATATTCCTATTAATAAATTGAAAACAACTACACTATCAAATAGATTCTTTGATAGCATGAATAATCTATTTACAGCTGGCACTACATCATTTGTGTTTTTTGAACCGATTTTAATAGACGATTTGTATGCAAATGTTAAATTGGAAAAAACATTTGACGTTTTAAATACTTTAAATATTTATAACAAAGTTTCTGGCGAAATTCCAATTAGAGAATCTACAACTGGAGTAGTTTTTGGAAGATTAGAAGCCATTCAAAAAATTTCTGATACAAATGGGAATAGAATAAAAATCCCCTTGAGAAACGTTCCAATAGGAGTTTTTAATCCTTCTGTAGAATTCCAAACTCCAGATGAATTAGATAGTGAAGGGAATAGAATAAGGCTTAATTATAGACCCCTTACAGTATCTGAGGATAATTATTCACAACAATCTCCACTTGGCTGTTTAGAATATTATTTTAATTCAGAATCCGCACAATTTGATAACATATTTCTTAAACAAACTCCAATGGATGGAATTAATGTCCACCCAACATTTAGTGGGGTTGTTTATACCAATGAAAACGGAGAATTTTTTTTACACAATGTCGAAATTGGTCCTCAAATTTTATTTTTCGAGGTAGATTTATTAAAACAAGGACTCACCAAAGATGAGGTTGCTTTAAACTTTTTCCCATATCCACCAAACTATGACAACATATTAATAGATACTGTTCCTCATTATTTTTACAGAGCAATCCCAATAGACGTTGTTCCAAGTTATGGAAGGTCTTATCAAACTGGATATACAGAAGTAGATGTTTCTGTTAATTTGGATTTGAGAAAATGGGCAACTTATATCATTCCTCCAGTAACGTATCAAAACAATGAAATTGATAGCGCAATCTATAGAAAAATTTCAAAAGCACCTCTTACTGTAAAAGTAAGAGATATGAGTAAATTTGATAAAAAGAAAGCGGCATCTACATCTGGGGCAATTAGAATAGAGACTTACCCATCCACAGGAATTCAAATAGTTGAAATACAAAACATTGGCGACAAAAACTCCAATCAACAATGGGAGTGGGCTAATGAATTTTCTCAAATTAAAGACAAAGCACTTTTTTATTCATATGGTTATCATGCAGTAAAATTGCCTGCAAATATTTATGATGATCAATCATATAAAACAAATATTTATGGCATTCCAAAAAACGGGACAACAGAAGAAGCAAAATTCTCAAAAGGAGTTTGGTTATGTGGTTATCAACTTAAAGTTTACTTAACAAAAGAAGATAAATATTATAGAACCACAGGAATGGAAGTTGGGTGGAATGGCTCTATTTCAGAAAAGTGGTATTCAAGAGACCATTATCATTGTAATTTATATGATACAAATAGGCTACCATCTATTTATCAATTTGTTAATAGTGATAATAATTATAATACAGTGATAGGGCAAGGAATAGGTATTTATCCGTATGAACAAGCTTGGACTAAAAACTACCCAAAACCATACAGTATTCCTAAAAAACCAACAATTTCGAATTTTATTGACCCTTATTTAGAAAAACCATATATGGAAACTCCAACATGGCAAGATGGGGACATTATTCGTGGAAGTTCATATTTAGGATTTGCTGGTTTTGGACTTGGCTGGAATGCAGAAATTGTGCAATATACGGATTTCGCAACAGATGTTATAGGAAATTCTAACGATTCAGATATGTACAAATATGAACCAACAGTAAATGCAGATTGCGGTTGCTACGCCAATGGATATTGTTATGATTTAGATAATGCAAACTCTGGAAATGGAGTTGGTAGCACATCAAGAGTAATTGGAGCAGAAGAATTTCAAAGAGTAGAGGCTGGTTATGGATATTTTTTATTTCCAAGTTCTATGCCTAGAATAATTCCATATCCTTGGTATTATGATGGTCTTCATATCAAAGAGACTGATTATAGCAAATATAATCAACAAGATGCAATGTACACATCTCAAATACAATTGTTGTTTCAAGGATATAATCAAGTGCTTTTACATCATTATCATTCATTTAGTATACTAAATAATGGGAAAAGTATAGCAATGGATTTAAGTAAAAAAGGAGATGGGGGAGTTATAAATGATAGATTAAATATTTATAGAATTATTAATGGAGCAAATAGACTACCATATACTACAAAACAATTAATAATACCGACATATTTTAATATCGGCTTGGGTGGTTTTATGGATGGTTGCTATTCATTTGTATTTATTAACGATGGAGAAATAACAGTTGAAATTGAAAACGCTTTTAGTACACCATTAAATGCAAGTCATTTACGATATGGAGCTATAATGAACACAGATAACTCAAAAATTATTTTGCCACCTGGGAGTTATTTTATCATAACTAAAGCAAATGGTAATGATATTGAAGCAACTTTAAATTATACAAAAATAAATTATATTCCTGCAAATTTTGCTTTTAACGATGAACACAATAGATATACAAAAGCAAAATATCATATAGTTGTATCACTTAATGATAGTACTTTAGACGGTCCATGGAATAGTAGTTCATCTGAATCATACGAAAATTATCAATCAATAACAAATCACCATTGGGCGGCCCATGGCGGATATGCAGATATAATTTTGAATATAGATGCAAATGAAATTCCAGAGGATTGGTTCTTAAATACAGAATCGACTGGAGGTGCTGAATGTGCAACATTAGGGTGTGGGAGTGCAAGTAATGGAAATAGATATGGTATCACACAATGGGGTAGTGGTTCAGTCCAACCAAGCTGGTACAGGATTTGGGTTGGAAAAACAAAAATGTGTGATGTTTCTACATTCGGCGGCAATCCTTGTTAAAATTAAACAAAAATGGATGAAAGAAGAAGAATATTATTAGGAAATAAAGATATATTATCCAGAAAGATTAAAGATTTTTATCTTGATATAAATCTTTCTAGGGATAATAAAGAGATTATACCATACAAATATGATAATGTTTTTGATTTAACAAGGTTTTATGACCAAGAAAGAAATCAAAGCAGAAATTTTATCATATATGGCATTATAGATTCTTGTTCTTGGGATTGTGATAATCTATTAATTCAAGTATACCAATCCCCAGATTTAGATACTCCAAATTATTTATGTAGTACAGTAACAAAAAATGTTGTTAATCAAGCTATGCCATTTAAGAATATTTTTAATAAACTGAGAGGAAGATATATTATTGATAATATTCCAACAACCTTTACTGGATGTTCCGTTTATTTAAAGGTAAATGTTCCTGGATATACATATATTACTGAACAACAATTAATTTTTACAACATTAACATTAAGCAGTACTGGTGAAAAAGTTATTGAACAACTCAAATATGGAATAGATGAGGCTATTACTGATTGTGACGGAAATGTAATTCCAATAACTAATGATTTTGATTTTTTTTATAATAAACATTGGATTAAAAAAGATATATTTGCCACCGACTATAGAACTATTTGGGTTGGAAATCCAGAGGATTTTTTATGTATACAAGACCAATACGGATATAATACAGGAATGGCACATTATAATTCAGTAATTGAATTATATGCTATTAACCATTATCCAACTGGAAACATGCAAAATAACGCCCCCCCTTATGATGTGGCAGATTTTGAGAATCTTGGAGCTTGCCCATTACCAATTCCAACAGAACAACTTACAATTATACAAAGCCCATCAAATGGAGGAACATTTATTATAAATCCAGAAAAATTAAATTTATTATATTTGCCAATTGATAATGTTCACATATCTGCAACAGCCAATAGTTGTTTCAATTTTTCTGCTTTCACATATTCAGATGGCACTATAATTCCACACAATGTCACAGATAATGGAATTGATGTTTTAATGAATAGCGCCCAAACCATTTCTGTTATTTACAATTACAAAAAATATACATTAAGAGTTAGATTTACTTATACTGTAGAGACTAGTCCTTACGACAGCTATGACTTAAACGAATTTCCACTTGACATAAATACTAGTCAATCACCAGTAAGAATAAATGGAATACTAACTGCAAATAATGTTGATTTAATATTTAATTGTGGAGATGTAGTATATATTTCACATTTTCTCAATACAATTTTTTCACAATCATTAGGTAGATTTTGGCTTGGCGATGTAGTATTTGAAGGAAATAGCCACTCGCCAAATGATTTTGATTTTATAATTAATTCTGATTCTACTTTAGAAATTGTATATGTTGCTTATTATCATCATCAATAGTATTCTAATTTTAAAAAATAAATTATGAATTTAAACAAAAACTACATAAAAAAAACTATATTTCTTCAAAAAAGAGACAAATCTCCCTTTACTCCAATCAGTACTCTTGATATTCAAGATTTGAATTTTTCGCAAGGTCTTCAAAAGGGTTATTTTTCTATACCAGAAGACATGTATGTCAACGTTTTGTTAACAAAAACATGTGAAATTTTTGAATATGTTGACACAAAAAAAGATGATAGAATATATGCGATTGACAGACAATTAATAAATCCATATTATATAAATTTCGATTTTTTTAATACGGTAAGAAGAATAAAAGTCAACACTTCAGATGATTTAACACTACAAATGAAAGCGCATCTTCAAACTGCTTATACGGAGTCAATAATGCTATATTCTGCAAGCACAGACCCAACCACTACTTGGTTTAATGAAATTGGTTATAATATTCTTGTAAATGATATAATAATAACAGTTGATGATGTTACAGGATTAAAGCGAGAAGAAAATGGATTAGAAAGATTAGAAAAAATTAAAAAAACATTTTATAGTGTTGTTTCCAAAGCTTTTTATTTCCCAATAGATATAAATAAATAAGAATGGAACAAATTCATGACATATTAATTAATAGATTTTTTACTGGTTCCACCAGTGCAACTACTATTGTCACCACTCAAAGTGATTTGAAATATGAGAATAGTTATTACTATAACCCCATTGGAACTCCAGACATTATAGTAGATTATTCAAACGTAAGAGCATTTTTGTCAAATGAAAACAATCAAAAATTCGTTCAAGAATATTATTCATTTTTGACATCTTCTACGTTAATGAATTCTGCAATTTTGGCTGACCCAAATACAACACTTTTTATTCCAACGGCTGCATTTAAAGAAATTTATTACGATGATGAAAAACTTGCAGAATCTTATAATAATTTTTACAATTCATCTCTTTTAAGGGGACTTGATACCAATTACATATCTAATCCTGATATTACAAATACTTCACTTAAAAATTTGCTATTGTCAGACGGTGTTAATCAATTGATAACTCAAAATGTTTTTCATAATTATTATTTTTGGCAAAGTTCCATCCCAGCAAATCCAGCGTATTCACCACCAAAAAATCCATTTTTTACAGCTGGAACCCCATACTATACATCCCCACCATTAGATGTTTATGGAGGAGATAGAGACGAAAGTGCAGAAGAGAGGCTTGTTGAAATTCCTATAAATAAGGAAAATTATTATGTAAATGTTTTATTACTAAAAAGATTTACTCAAACAGCAAGAATGGCATTCGAGACATGCAACAATGTTATATATAAAACAATAAACTCAACAAACACACTTTCTCAAAATCCAACTGATACAATAAGATATAATGATTTTGTAACGACATCAAATACAAGATTAACAAGCAATTTAGATGGGTCTCAGATTGTAACAATCCAGCAATCATACGATAAAGCGCTACAAGAAAATTTTACTCAATCAACAATTGATATTTCAGAATCAGAATTACAAACTGGGAAAACATATTTACAATGCTTTGTTGACCCTAATTTTAAAACTAATGAAAATGAATATTGGACTGATATTAAGGCCAATTATGTTAGATTTGAGCATTCTTCTTATTCTTTACCGATTGGAAACACCATAGGGGTCAAAGTTATTTTACAACATCCCGCAGAAGAATATGTAACCGTAGAAGTAAAAATAGTAAACGAAACAGCTAATTCTTATTATGATTATAATATACTTTCTCCATTTCATACTTTAGAAACAAACAAATATATCACTGTTTACTTTAATGAAGGAGAAAGTGTAAAAACAATATATTTTGAAAATTCTTACACTTCTTACGAAATTGGCACAGAAGAAGTGGGGAAAACATTACCAATACCACAAAGCGAGAATTCTAATGTAAATATTTTAGGAGAAATTAGCGGAGGCACATCCAATGCCAAGACGTTTGTAATTCAACCATCTCAGATTGATACTGCCACAACATTAGAAAATTCCTCAATGAGATTTGCAACCATAGAAGATTTAAATACTATTACGTCATCTACTACTTTTATCAACACAACATATACGCCACCAAATAATGATTATATAGAAGTAAATAATTTAACAGAAATTGCTACTTCTTTAACTGATGCTGGATTCAAACTTGGGGGTGCGTATGGTTTGAGTAAACAAGGCTATGTTTTCAGAAGTAAATTTAAAGATTTAGATTTCTTTGTTACTAAAAATAATGAAACGTCCATTTTGGTTGTACCATATGAAATAATAATAGAAAACTTTATCCCAGATTCAATTCCAAGTCAACTCAAAACCTTTCTTTCTTATATATTTGCAACTAGAATAAAGGTAAGTAAAATAAAAAAACAATTTTCAACCAAAACCGATTTAATTAATGTTTGGTATTCTATTTATACAGATTATGGAGTAATAGAACTGTTCTTTTATAATAATTCTTTTAAAGTAAATTTATTAATGCCAGAACTTGTAGATTATACTGAAATTTTAACATTGAAAAGCTTAGTGGCACGTCCAAAAGACTTAAACGACGTAGAGCTTTTTGTTCCATATGCTACACCACTTCGTATAAATCAAAATTCAATAATAAATGCAAGCTCTGAGTATGCAAAATCAATCACTATTAATCAATCAACCTTAAAAACATATACAATAACAACAATTGATACTAAAAACATTCTCTTAACTTTATCAAATTCATATGGAGGTTTATTAATTGGAAATATTAGCAGTACTAATATAGCAACGGAAAGGTACCAAGTTCAATATGAAACAGAAACAGAGCCAGAGCCAGCATCAGAAGTAACACAAGCATCTCAAACACAGCAAGTTCAAACAGAAGAAGTAATGACATGGGGAAGCGAACCAGACCCACCAGAAGGAGGAGACTCACAATCAGAACAAACTCAAGGTGGAGATTCTGGAGGCGACTCTGGAGATGGTGGAGATTATTAGTGAACATAAATTTTTTTAAATTATTTATAAAAAAGCAAAATTATGGCAGTAGGAATTTACGGTACGAAAAAATTAGCAGACGTTGACTTCAATGATGTTGATGTTTTGTATGCATATGCCCCCACCAGGGAATCTGTTACAGACAATCAATTAAGACCGTTATTTGCTAATATTACCAACAGCGACTTTACTAAAATGTTTGGGGCTGACGGTGCATATAAGTTAAAATTACCAGCATCGGTTTTTAATAAACTTGGATTTTATGCAGTTTTAATAAAACCAAAAACATTTGAAACGAATATTATAGACTGTTCTTTTGTCGTAACAGAAACTGTAGAAGAAATTCAAATTTCAAGAAAGGGAATTGTTATCCCAAAATTGCAATTTCAAGGAACTGGTAGTTTAATTGGTTATCAAATAGAATATTTTGATGATAATGGAATAAAAATTAAAAATTTTCATAAAATTGTAACAGGAAGTGACCCCGTAAGCCCAGCACAAAACTCTAATCAATCAGTGCAAGGGTCAACAACCAGTTACACTTTAAATGACAATGGAGCCTCATTGTTTTTAACTTTGACACCAGATGAAGTTAGTTTAATATCAAATTTGGCAAAAGCTGACTTGGGAAAGGCGGGACAAAAAATATTAATTTCCAATACATTTTTTGACCCAGTAATGCTAGAGATTGAAATGGTTGACCAAACCGTTAAAACTTTAAGTTATGGTATATTTGGAAACTCTACAAGAGATATGGAAACTGGTTTATTCTCTATATTTGATGAAAATAACAATCTTTACAAACAATATAATTTGTTAACCAGGAAGAAAGTGTTTACAAATGGTAATATTGATTATAAAGAACAAAGAACATCTATAAATTATAATCAAAACTTTAATGACTTATCGCAACAATAATAAAAAAAGCCCCAAATTGAGGGGCTTTTCTATTAATTATAATTGTATCCTATATTCCAATAGAATGTTGTTGTAGATGCTCGATAAACAAATGAGATAATGTCTTCGGCATTTATGCCTGATGATAAAAGTACAGAACCACCACCGCCATTTACAATCTTATGAGTACCTGGAGTTCCACTAAATGATAATGTTCTGCTACCAGAACCATCTTGCTGTACAATTAATGTTCCAGAATCACCATCAGAAACGCCAGTTATTGATAAACTTCTATTTCCACCTAATTGGGCAAATGCATTTGCGCCCAAATCATATCCCCACGTAATTGTGGCATCATCAATAAGTGTTTGGAATGCACTCGTTCCAGAAACAACATTTCCATTAATATCTATGCCCAATCCAGCAACCAATGTCCCAGTATCTAACTTATTAACATTTAACCTATACACATATGTTGTGTATGCTTGCGTTCCAGTTAATGAAAATCCACCAATAATTGCACTATAATTTGCAGTAGAATCTAAATAATTATTCGAACCTCCCAAAATTACGCCACAACTTGCATCATTAGCATTTAGTGAGCCGTGTGTCAAAGAGTAACTTCCTTTTGCTGTTGTATGATTTCCAAAAGTATTTGAATTCTTGCCCAATGCCGTTGTATAGGCACCCTCTGCATGAGATGCTTCTCCTGAAGCTATTGTGTAATATCCTTCTGCATGAGAATATTGCCCATATGCCGTTGTATAACATCCTTCTGCATGACTATATCCTGGCTGAATGAGTTGTGAATATCCACCTGCAGTTGTGTAATATCCCTCTGCATGAGATGCTTCTCCTGAAGTCATTGTATAGTACCCTTCTGCATGAGATGCTTCTCCTGATGCTATTGTGTGATTCCCTTCTGCATGAGAATATTGTCCATATGATACAGTATTTTTTCCTTCTGTATGAGATGTTGCTCCATTTGCTGTTGTTTGACCCCCTTCTGAATGTGAATTATTTCCAACCGTAGTTGTTAAACCCCCTTCAGCATGAGATACTGCTCCAGATGCTATATTATATCCGCCTTCCGCATGAGATGCTAATCCAAAAGATATATTATATCCACCTTCAGCGTGAGAAGCATCCCCAATGGCAGTAGTTCCAGAACCTTCTGAATGACTTGCACTTCCTGAAGTTATTGTCTCAACTCCCTCTGCATGAGATGAATAACCATTAGCTAATGTTAATTGCCCTTGTGCAAATGAATAATCCCCACCTGCTACTGTATTATAACCAGCAGCAAAAGAAGTATTGCCACTAGCAAGGGTTGAATTATTGCAAGCAAACGATGAATAACCCGTGCCACTGGTGTTAAATCCTGATGCGGTTGCATAATTTCCAGTTGCATCTGTTCCACTATCATTATTTTCTTTAACAGAATAATTACCACTTGAACCAGAAATCCATATATCAGAACCTTGTGCTTGAAAAACGTTATATAAATCTGTGTTGCCAGAATAAAGGGTTCCTCCACTAAGAGAAGTTGAATAAGCTTCATTAAAGGTAGCGGCATTGAAAGATGATGTTGCACTAAATGCATTATTTAGCGCAACCCTTCCTTGGTCAAGCGTATATGAACTTAATAATAATTCGCCAATCATTTTTATTTTTTTTATAAATAGTTAAACAAAATTAATCTATACCAAAAATTTTATCACCCATAACTCCCCATGTATCCCACATATTGCCCCAAAGCAATTTGAGATGAATAACTCCAACCGAGGTGTCACCAGTAATACTAATAGTTCTACTGTCTTGTTTATATCCTCTATAGAAAGTATTTAAAGTATATGTTCCAGGTTCTAGCTCTGTAAATACAAAATTTCCAGTAAGGTCAGTCGGTTGAGTTATATAACTACTATTTGGATAAATTAATTGAATAGTAGCACCAGTCACAACACTTCCAGAAACAACTCCACTAAGAGAATATTGACCCTGGAGAGAATCATCTAAATATGATGGATATGCCCACATAGGAGAATCTGCAATGTGTGGGCTATCTGATTGGGTATAAACATAAGATTTATATACACTTGGGGTCGTTATTGCAGTTCCAACATCAGAAAAAGTTACAACACTTTGCTTCACTCCAAATATGTTTATTAATTCTTTGACCCCACCCATTCTGTACCAAAATTGTGTTTTATTTAATAAAGGAACAGAATATTCTCTTACAATGTCAGTTGTTTTTTGTGTTATAGACCAATCTTCAGATTCAGAGCCCAACAATTCATTTGTACTTAATTTTGTATCTTCTTTTTTAATTGGATAAGAATATACCACACCACTAAAAGATTGTGAATCTCCAGAATCATAAACAACTTGTAATAAATAACTATCTGCATCATTAGAATTTGACCAAAAGAAGTTGGGGGAAAAAGTAGTTAGTTGTCCAGTCACATAAGGTTTAACCCATTGTGGTTTATTTGGAATCAAAAAATATGTGAAATAATTTCCATAAACAGTAATTCCCGAAAATGTTCCACCAGTTATTATGTGTGCTGGTACTGGAGTAGTTTCCTTATAATATTGTTGATAACTTATAGGCACAATGCTATCATCATCTCCAAGTTGACAAAATTCATATAATCCCGCTCCCTGCATTCTTTCAAACTCGAATTGTGTTGTAATAAAGTATTGCGCATAATCCTCAAATAATTGAAAAGCGAAATCTCCTTTTCTTTTTTGATATTCTGCTAAAAATAAATCATAAACACTTGTTGAAATCCCAGATGTTGTTGCAGTAATCGTTAGAATTGGATTTTCTAACATTGTTTGCATTGCTTTATATTTATCAGATTGACTAATTGAGGATGTTAATTCCGATGGAAATGAACTTGGAGCCAATAATTCAGAAACGTTGTTTAAAGATATTTTTCTTTTTGTAACACTTGTGCTTGATATTCCATCTTTTGTTATTGTTTCCTCAATGGTTTCCTCAGATGCATTTCTTGTTTCCTGAACTTTTGTCCTTTCTAAATTAGCAACACATTCTTTATAATTTTTATAAGGAATTTTATAAAGTTGATGTTTAATTGTTACACCAGTTCCAAAGTGGTCTGTGTTTGCAGTAAATATAAACCTAATAAATGGCCTAGAGACATTGGTAAAAATAGACCAATAATCCTGCATATAATAATTCAATGTTCCACCTAAAGTGTAATAAGTGGGCGTATCGAATTCAAAATAATCGCTATTTACAATATTTACATCAACAAAATGATTAGTGTAAAATCCTTCAGCAAAACTTTCTGGGTAACAAGCTGGCATACCAGAATGCTTTTGGTAATCTTGCTTTATGAAAATCTTTTTATTTGAATCGTATATTAATGACATTTTTTAAAGATTAATAGTTAAAAATTTATTCGGCCACTAATTGTTGTGATGAACTAATTATAGATGCTGTGGCGATTACGGCACCAATTTCTGAATTAACAGTTTTAGTATTAACACTACATGTAATGTTTAAAGCCTTTATGGATGCCTCCTTTGTCTCAATTTTTTGGCAGGAAAACTTAAAAGGAAAAACATTTTGCTGAGTTGGAATAATAATTTTTACATCAGAAAGCGAACAATACTTAAATTGTCCTATCACTGGTTCTAAAGAATCTCTTCTAAACATAGAACCTTTGTCAACTCCTTCTCTGTAAACAAATCTTTCTCTATGAAAAACTGGATTTTTATATGTAGTTGGAACGTGTTCATTAAAAATTGTGGTAGCTGGAACTAATTGTAGCATATAATCTCCGAGTTGTACTTCAAGTAACTGTATGTATGATTCCAATTTACACATTGTTAGTGAATTGCTATCAGGACAAGTTGCATAATAATAAGATAAATATATATTTTTTAGTTCTGGATAGCCCCAAACAGTATGACATTGTGCGTTTGTTTTTCTATTTGTTGGATTAATTGAATTCGTATAAACATAATCTATATACTGACTTAAAGTCATAGCAGCTATATTTATTGGTTGCACGTCTTCTTGTGTAAAAGTTAAAAATTCAAACGGAATAGTCATACAACTAAAAGAAGGGCATGGACTGCCCCACATCCATGATGCACATGGTTGCTGAAAATATTGCCAAACATCACATTCAATAGCTTGTGTTGGAGCAAATTCAAGTCCCACTTCTTTTGTGTTAACAATACTTCTTGTACCATCAATTGGGTCTCCAACCTCTATTTTAATATTATCAACCCTCATAAGTGGGTCAAATTCTGGCCTCCATTGATTAATATAATCATATCCATTTCCCCTGTTAATTCCCCCTTGTTGGAATATATATAAACTTTCAGAATAATTAATATATCCGTCAGTATCAACTTTTGATGTTACATTTGGGGCTGTTTTAACAATATCATAAACAAATTCATTGAAATTTATTAAACAATCTGGAGCTCCAAGAAGTTTAAATATAAACGTAATAGCGTCTCTGGTGCCCTTTTTCTTATACAACCACACTATATTAATTAAAATTCTTCTCCAAATTTCAACATTAAAATAAGAAAATGAATTATTGCTTTGGTCCAAATCGCTTGTTAAATAATCAAACAAATCCAATTCGCTAAATCCATCTGATAATTTCCACCCCAAAAGAGTCCCTAACTTCATCATAAATTTTCTTGGAACAGTTTCTTCGTTATTATATTCAACACTATGAGCATATGCTATTGCGTCTATATAATTTTTAAGTTTATCAAATTCATAAGCATATGTTTGAATAATACTTCTATAAATTTGTCCATTGGAATCCAACTCCAAATAGTTTTCTGGAATTACAGTTTTTATAAAAATATCAGTTTTCTCCTCATCAACCCTTTCTGCTGCAACTAAAATTTTATCTTTATATGTTTCAAAATTAGAACCATATGAATCAGGAGCAAAACCATCAATCGTTCTTGGCCATATAAATTGTTTATTAATATAATCATCTTCTGTTGTTTCTGTATTTGGAATCGCAAAAATTCCTTCTCCCAACAATTGTGTTTCTAATGAAGTTATCGAATCATTGTAATTATACATTCTTTCAATGGTTGGCCTGATGTATAATGCTTTTGTAAAAACAGGACTTGAATTGCCACCCATTAAAAGCCCAGAGACTTCAAAATACAAATATGTTCCAGAGAAAGAATAGTTTTTTATTTTATGAATTTCCGTTTGTCCACTTAATTGTACACAAAACTGTTTATAGTCATAAGATAAACTGTAATTATTAGGAGTATTTGCAGACGTTAAAATAATATTACTTTGGTTAGTTAAACCAGATGTTGGTATTTTAAAAACCGACCACGTTTCAAACGTTATATTGTCATAGTGCTCAGAATAGTCAAATATATTTACGTTACCATTATTATAAGATAGAATTGCATATGGATAGTCGGATATTATTCTATTTATTGCTGACGCTACGCTGGTATAAAACGAAGAAAAATAAGAATGACTTTTAGGTTTTCTTTTTGGTAAATTTAATTCGTTTTGTTGAACGAATGTGCTAGAAACAGAACTAATTAAATTTACAGCATTTAAGGTCTCTAAATTATCAAATGTGCCAAAACTAGCAAATTGTGTAGAGGAAGTTAAAACATCTAGGGAATAATTTTTTTCAATTGTAAAATCCCCAAAAGAAAATATGGCATCAGACTTTGAGGCTACTAATCTTTTTTCCTTTCCTGGTTGTGGACGTATAGATAATGTTGTAGCAGAATTTATATTTGTCTCAAAAGGTATTGGCATCTAATTTTTTATTTTTTTATAAATATTCACAAAAAAGATTTAAAAACAAACAAAAATGGTTTTTTTAAAAGTTAACTATTTATTTTTAGAAAAAGTTTGAATATTTTTTTATTGATTATTTATAGGAAAAAGAAAAAAAATGAGTTATATAGTTCAAGAACCCTCAAATTTTATAAACATCAAGCTTACTGATACAGGAAGAAGATTATTATCGTTGGGAGCATTAACTTTTAATAGTATAATCTTTTCCGACAGAGAAGTTAATTATTACTTAGGAAGAAATAATATATATGATATTTGTCGCAATAGAGTTTTAGCTCCAAAAGATGACCAACCAGCCATTTCTGGGATTCCGTTTAATCAAATACCTAGTATTTCAACTCCCACGGCAGTTGAAAAACTAAGCCTTGCCTTAAGTTCAAGTTTCAACGGAGCCAATAGTGTTCCCATAACTTCACAAAACTTAACAAGTGCAAAACAAATTGTTTCTGCCATGACGAGTTCGGTTGGTTTTTTCACTGGTAGTTCTTATAATTGGCAAATAAAAACTGGAGCAACAGTTGGCGATGCTTATAGCATTGGCATGGCCGAAATAGATTATTCAACGACTATTCCAAATGGAACAACAGAAATTGATGTTACAGCTGGAGGATATACTGCAAAAACGGGGGATTTGGTTTATATTCCATGGGAACCACCTCAATATAGTGCTATAACTAATAATACAACTTATGTGTTTAGTGCAAGACCAGAAGTTGCATTATGGTATAGAGTTCAGGGGGTAAATGGAACCACTCTTTCTCTTGATAGAAGTGTACCAAATTTTGGGAATACCCCAATCGTGGGCTCTACTCAAAAAATTAAAGCATATTTTTATCCTTATGGAAAAGTAGAAAACTTTTATGGTTCTGCGGTGACAGTGGATTGTGGAGTTTGGAATATGAATATAGTAAGAACATCTTCTGAAATTGGAACACTCCCATTAATGAGTGGGTATACAACATATGGTTCTATTGAATATAATGGAACAAAACAATATTTAGGTTTTGGATATGATATCAAAGCTTTTGGTATAATTCATTATACAAACAAATTTTCTGGAAATACCTATGCAGAACAATTAGTACCAAAAACGGTTAAATTAGAAATTCCAAATATAATGTGGCACAGAAGTTATTCTGTATCAGTTGGCCAAGAATTGATTCATGGCTTGACATTATATGATTATTATGGAACTGACATATTCGATACAATTGCTCAAACAACTTACAGAGAGCTGAGAGATGGAACATCAAGCACATCTTTTGTAGTTGGAAGAGTTTATCATAAACTTAAAATAATTGTTATAACCGACCAAGAATTGTTGACGGCTTTAACATATAAATCAAATAGAAATTATACATTACCAGAATTAACACTTTCTACAGAGCCATCTATACTTGGCTCATCATCTGGATTTTGTAAGAGTGATTATGTTTATTATGTAACATATTTAACGTCAAGCAATGCTTATCAAGACGGTGTAAGTTATGGATACTCACAAAGTTTACCATGTGGTTATATAAAACAAATTAATGGAGATACAGATACAGTTACTGGTCTACATTCTGTTTTAAAAGCCAACTTCTCAACACTCTCATTTCCTTACATGAGAAATAGCACTAATTTAACATCTTTATCTGGAACTGGATGGAATGCCAATTCAGTACAATTAATATTCCAAGAATATCCAGTATCGGCCTCTACAAACGTGGGAACTTTACCTACAGATTTGTGGAAAATATTCACTGGAGGCAATGGGGTATATACTGGAGAAACAGGTAGTACAACTATAAATCCAGCAGATTTGCAGAGTCACGTTTTTGCTCTCAATCTGTCAGATTACTATTCATCAACCACCTATTCATTAACAGGCTTATATTCCGCATTTACTACAAATACAGATTCATATACTTCAAGTGGATTAACATTTGGTGACGAGGCATTCTTTTATGGTAATTTAACAACAGGAATTCAGGCAAATGTTTACAAAACAATTATTACTATATATGCAAAAAATGACGAATATAATTCATCTTTGAATTCTACTTTCGACAGTTTGTATAATGATAGTACGTTTATAACCGAAATAGGAATTTTGAATACCAAAAATGAACTTGTGGCAGTGGCCAAGCCAGCTTATCCAATAAAAAAGGATTCTTCAAGATACCTTGCATTTCAGTTGGAATTAGATTTTTAAAAAAATTTTTAAATATATTTATAAAAAAAAAAATTATGGGAAACGTTTTATCATCAAGTACGATTTATGCAGTAGCATATTTAACAGATTTGGGAAGAAAGTATTTGTTTGACCCAATAACAAATCATAGATTTGTAAGAGATGCTGCTGGAAATACAATTGATGCTTTTAAAATTGTATATTTTTCTATGTCTGACCCAGACTACAATTATAATTTAACTCAAGGAATAGCACTTGAAAGTGGCGACATTGCTAATGTTTCTGGGAAAAATGACGATTTTATCCAAGGTTCCATTGTTAGCGAAGAAAACAATTTGATTTCTGTAAACGGAGAAGTTGGGGGCATGAATGGTATGACAACTCCAACAGAAAATATATCAATAGATGTTCCTTATATTTTAGAAAGCAATATGACTGACAACGTTCTCACAGTTAATACAAGTACGTTTCAAGTTGCTACAGGTATATAATTAATTAAAAGAATATGGCAGCAATAACAACAACAACGACAATATCCACGAATACAGCATCTAAGGTTGCATCTAACCTTGGTATTTCTTATTCTGATGCTATTCAAAATTTGAATAACAATAGGAGCCCAATTATATCAATGAATGAAAACCCTCACCCAAGTAATTATGTTACCAATGGAGTGGCAAGGGTAATACAATTATTGACATACTATGGTGGTAATATAAATAATAACAGCATAGCTGTAGAAAAGTATTCAATCAGCCCAAATTTTACTGGATTGATTAAATGCTCTGGGCCGCAAAAGGGGATTTGGTATCTTCCTTTTCCAAATACTGTTTACGCAATTAAATTTTATGGACCAGATGAATATGATGCAAAGTATTATAATCACGTTTATGCTGTTCCTGCAAAAATAGACAGTTCTTATTGGACTGGGCTTAAAGATTATACAACCGCAGTGCCTCAAGAATGGATAACAGCATTTGTGCAATACGCAAGTACGATACCATCAAATATTACACCTGCAACCCCCACTCTTACTCCAATATTAAATGCAGTTAAAAGTTTTCCAACAACTGATGCTACTCAAAAATATCAATTTTCTTTTAATTTTTGGGGAAGTTTAAGTGGAACAATCGGCAAAGCTTCAAGTTTTGCTTTTGAATATGTATTTTACCCAGGAACAGCACCAAAACCTCCAGTGGTAGGAACAGTAATTAATGCTGATTTGAATACTTTTTTATCAGCAACGTAAGCAATAAAATAAAAAAATAAATCTATGGCAGAAATTAATAAAAGATTAGTCAATTCATCAACTTCTATTAGAAAGGAAGTATCAACTTGGGTAAGTTTGTCTGATTCCAAGTTGTTATATACTCTTGCAGATAGAACTGATGTCAATAACAAATATGGACATTATTTTTCCACATTTAATATTCCCTACAAACGCTCTAATTCTATTTTTTATAGCGGGGAAACAATGGCAAGAACCAATCCAGAATTGTTTCAATTAAATGTTGATAAAATTGTAGTAATTCCTATTAGTGAGAACTATTATAGTGAATATATTGATGGAAGGTCAATTACTTTAAAAGTTCCACAAACAGGCGGCACATACAAAACGGTGGTTTCTAGTTTCTATTCTGATACTTTAAGAAATGCCAAAACTGGAGATTCGCCAATTCAATATTTTGGACCTTATAATACTGCTTTTTTATTTTCAGATGATATAAATAAACCTTTTACTGGAACAACCGAAAACGGTTCTATAAACCACAATCAAATTACAACCTGGGACCCAACTACTGATTTTAGAAATAGACCATCTGCTGTTGCATATAATCCCGAAATAAAAAGAAGTGATTATAACAAAGACCAGAGACCTTGGTCATCAGTAGATTTGGCAGTATATGTAAATCAAGCATATCCTAAATCTTTAAATACATACGATGATGTTGTTAACGGCTATAATTATGATATTCCAGTTGGTTTTGTTAGCTTAGATAAGGGGTACATAATTTTAACACACCCAAGTATTGTTGATAATATTCCATGGACAACTGGAAGCAAAACATATCAGCCAGGATATGGAGAAGCAAATGCGGGAGAAAATATTATAACGGGAGATAATTTAGCTGGAAGCACAGAGAAAATTGTGTTTACTGGTTTAACATCTACTTTAACTTTTGAAGATATAAGCATAAGATATTTAACTTCTGTTGTTTGTATTGCAATGCCAGGGGAGTTTTTTATATCAAAAAACCCATCATGGCCATTATCAAGAAATTTGGCTGAGATTAGCAATCAAACAACCAATTTTGATTCCATTTTTATTACTCAAATTGGCTTGTACAATATTCACGAACAACTAATTGCGGTTGCAAAACTAGATAGACCAGTTGAAAAAACATATGATGGACTAATAAATTTCAATTTACAAATTGACATTTAATTTTCAAAGAGAAATAAAAAAGGGGAGTCAAAAACTCCCCTTTTTTATTTTACTATTGATTTGTGATTTTGTTTTTTCTATATTTCATCTGAACAAAAAAAACAAAAACATGTTGTTATCGTTAGATATAAGTACAAGCTGTATTGGATATTCAGTATTCAATGAAAAGAATACTTTAATAGAAATGAATTATGTAAAGTTCGACAGCAAAAAAGACCTTTTCGAAAAGTTAGAATATTTTATAGAAAAAGTTTCTTATTTGTTAAAATTTCCAATTACAGCAATAGCTATCGAAGAACCCTTACAAAAATTTCAAGGAAAATTCTCAAGTGCTCACACAATTTCTATATTAAACTTTTTTAACGGAATGATTAGTTCCTTTCTTTATAGTCACTTTAGGATTAAACCTATTTACTATAACGTAAACAATGCAAGGTCAATTGTTTTGCCAGGTTTCAAAATTAAAAAAGAAGGCGCATCTACAAAACATCAAATATGGGAAAAGGTGGTAGAAATGGAGCCACAGATTAATTGGAAATACGGAATAAAAAGCAGAAAGCTTTTAGAGGAAAATTATGATATGGCTGACTCATATATAGTTGGAAAATGCTTTATCAAAATGCTTGAAATTCAAAAAAATAAAATTTCTTAACATTAATTGTGTAAATTCATTTTTTTTTGGATATTTATAGGCGATTTAAAACAAACTTAAAATTATATAAAATGAAAAAACTAATTACATTGTTATTTGCAATCTTAGCATTTGCATTAGTTTCTTGCAACTTTGGAGAAACAAAAGAAGAAGTAAAAACCGATTCAACCGCAGTATGCGTTGATACAACAAAAGTGGTAGTAGATACCATAGCTAAAGTTGATACTTGCGAAAAAGTAGAAAAAGCACCTGTTGTAAAAAAATAAATAAATCTGAAAAGATTTACAAAACTCCCAAAGTGAAAACTTTGGGAGTTTTTTGTTTTATTCTACTTTGATTTGTCAATAATTAACCTTATATTTGCAGATTATGGAAGACCAAAAATTTATTATAATATCCATTTTAAAAAATTTTCTCGGTGATCCCAAGTCTTCAAGAGATTTGGAAACGAGAGAACAGTGGGAATTTAATTGTCCCAGCCATCAGTGTAGGAACGATATAAACAAATATAACCTGGCCTTTAATACAAAAAACAATATCTACAAATGTTGGAAATGCAAGGATAGCGGAATTATTCATAAATTAGTCTACAAATATGGGTCTGCAGAAGACAATAAAAGACTAAAGCTTATAATGCCCACATATACAGGTAATTTTATTAATGTTTTCAGAAAAAATATTGTAAATCACAACCTTATAACTTGCCCTCTTCCAGATGGATATACCCCAATCACGTCCGCCATCAAAACACCAATGCATCAATTGGCCTATGATTATGCGGTAAAAACCAGGAGGCTATCATTTAACCAATTGATTGAACACAAAATAGGTTATACAGAAGTGGGTGCTTATAGAAACAGAATTATAATTCCTTCGTTTAATGATTATGGGAATATTAATTATTTTGAGGCCAGGACATTCCTTAAAAATATAAAACCACCCTATTATAAGCCTGACCAAAAGGTTTTTCCAGACAAAAACATACCAGAAAAATATGATATTATTTTTAACGAAAGAAATATAAACTGGGATTTACCAGTTTATTTGGTCGAAGGAGTCTTTGATATGTTCCGTATACCAAATTCAATACCTATGCTTGGAAAAACACCATCTTGGTTATTGATTTCTCGACTTATAGAGCACAATGCTACTGTAATTATTTGTCTCGACGAAGATGCATTTAAAGACAGTTTTGAAATATATGAGCAACTTTCCTCTTTAGGTTTGGATGTTTATTTTGTAGACTTAAAGGGTTTGGGAGACATTTCCTATCATTATGAGCAAAATGGTGCCCAGGGAATAACGGGATTATTACAAAGTAGAAAGAAAATGGATTTTATTTACAAAATTTCAAGAATATTAAATTAAAGGACAAAACATGAAAATAGCACATTTATCAGATATTCATATAAGATTTGCAAGTAGACATGACGAATACAGAGAAGTTTTTAAAAGACTTTTTGATGATTTAAAAAAGCAAAAACCAAACAGAATAGCAATTACTGGAGACTTAAACCACTTAAAAGTAAATATGTCCCCTGGGTCAATTGATTTAACTTCTGAGTTCTTAATAAATCTTGCAAAAATTGCTCCAGTTGACATCATATTGGGAAACCATGATGTAAACCTGCAGCAAAAGGAACAGGGAGACACTATAACGCCAATTTTTAACGTGGCCGATAGATTCTCTGATTTAATGTCAGAGTCCGTTAAAAAGAGTATAAAGAAGTCGTTTATCATAGGAAAAGATAATGCCAACACAGTTGATTTTTCAAAAAAAGGAATTTATTTCTTTCCAGATAGTGATTTCTACAAAATTTCAGAAACATTAGTCTATGGAGTTTATTCCTGTAAAGATGACAAAATTCTTACTCTTACCAAAAAAGAGCCAGGAGTAAAATATGTTGCCTTATTCCATGGACAACTGAAAGGTGCCAGAGGAGACAATGGATATGAACTCGTTGGAGATGACCTTCTTAATGTAACTACATTCAATAACTTTGACGTAGTATTTTTAGGCGACATTCATGAACATCAAGCATTTAGAGAAGACGAAAGTATGGCTTATTGCGGTTCCCTAATCCAACAAGATTACGGTGAATCAATAAATAAGGGATATTTGATGTGGGATTTGGAAAAGAATTCTTTTCAGAGAAGGTATATACTCAACGATTATGGTTTTGCAAAAATAACCATTTCTAAAGGGGAATTATTCGAAGAAAGAATTGAAAATATCAAATTCAGCAATGACAAAAAAAGAACAAAAGTTTATATTGTCTGGGAAGATTACGAAGAAAATTATTCCACAGAAAAAGAATCTCAAATTGCAAAACTTGTAAAAGAAAAATTTGGCTGTGATGTTGTAAAAGTGGAGTTTTCTGAAATTAAAAAATTACAACAAGAAAACACAGATGTGGCGGATTCCAGAAACAAAGAAACATTTCTACAACAGCTTGCAGATTATATTAAAGAAATAAATCCAGATGAAGATGAAGATGTTGTTAAGGAAGTATTACAACTCGCAGAAACAATAGACAAAGAACTTGAAATTTCTGATAAAGTAGAAGATGTAAAACTTTGGAATGTTGATTGTGTGGAAATTTCAAACATATTTTCCTTTCCAGAAAAACCAACTATTGTTAATTTTGAGAAATTGCGTGGCTCTACTGGTATTTTTGGAAAAAATTATTCTGGAAAATCAAATGTTGTCAAAGCAATTGTGTGGGGGTTATACCAGCACATTCTTGGGGGCGGAAATGCTAAAAAGATTGTAAACATTTACACTTCTTCAAACAAGGGATATGTAAAAATACATCTCACCGTTGATGGGGAAAAGTATTATTTTAAAAGAGAAGTCATTACAAAGATTGATAAACATGGAGAATCATCAAACACATATCCAATAGAATACAAAAAATTAGTTATTGATGATTCTGGAAAAGAAAAGTGGGTAAGCGAAATATCAGACAAAAAATCCAATGACAGGAAAGAGATTAAGAACATTATATTGGCCGCAATTGGAACTGTAGAGGATTTTACCAAAGTGTGTCTTCAGACTCAAGGGGGAAAAGAAGATTATATAAATCAAGACCAGCAACCAAAAAACGATTTGGTTAATAAATATCTTGGACTTGAACCTTTCAGGGACAGATATGAGTATGGAAATAAAAACTTTAATGATGTAAAAAAGAAACAGAAAGAATTGGGCGATATAGTTTCTTTACAATCCACCGTACTGGAAATAGAAAACAATATTTTAAAACTTCAGAAAGAATATGACCTTTTGGTTGATGAAAGAGAGAAATCGGAAAAACAAAAGGATGTATTAAACAACAAGGTTTTGGAGCTTTCGAAAAACTTGAAACAATACGTACAATTATCAAAAGATGAAATAGAAGATGAAAGCCTTATATTAAGCAACATTAGTGCATTAGAAGAACAAGTAAAAGACGATGGAACAAAATTGCAGGAGTTGTCTGACTGGGTTTCTGTAAATTTTAAAAGAGAATTGCCGTTTGACGAAAACGAAACAATTGAAAGTCTTTCTTCGGAACTTACAAAAGAAAGTTCAGAATTTACCAAAGATAAAAACAAATATATTGAAGTAGAAAATTGGATTAAATCTAACCCACTAAGGCCACTTGCAAACATCGAAGGTTATGATTTAATTATTCAAAATCTAAATATTCAAATAGTTGGTTTACAAGCAAAACTCCCAACATATAAAGGAGAAAAGTGTCCCACTTGCGGACATGTCACCACACAGCCCAATCCTGATTTGTATAATCAGTGTTTGCAGGATATTACCACACAAACTGGGCTTATGAACAATTATATAAATGCTGTAAATAAATACAGAGATGATGTTGCCCATAACAATACTTGCGATTTACAAAATTCAAATCTTCAGACACTACGAGCCACATTGACCGCAAGAAAAAATAGAAAGGAATCTTTAACACAAAGAATAGCACTAATATCTCAGTCACAAGACATTTTAGTTTATAATCAAACTGTAGAAGATAAAAATAAACTTTTAAATTCTACCAGGTCAGCTATTGATTTAAAGAAAAAATTTATTGACAAACTCAATACCAATCTCGAAAAAGTAAGACAGAACACAGAAAGTAAAAGCCATAATGCATCAACGGAAAATGAAATTTTCAACATTCAAGAGCAAAGTAAATCATATAAATTTGCCGCATATGGCCTTTCACAAGACATAAACAATAAGAATGGAGACATTAGAGTTGAAAAAAATAATTTGGAAAATTATAAAAGTAAACTCGATGAAGTAAAGGCAGCTGAAAAAATATACAAAAAGTATTCTCTTTATCTGCAAGCTGTTCACAGAGATGGGATTCCTGCTAAAATAATCAGAAGAAAACTTCCAATTATTAACAACAAAATTAACAGTATACTTAGCACAATTGTAAATTTCAAAATAGAGATGAGCATAACTATAAAGGGGGATATTATAGAAGGTTTTTATTTTAGTCCAGATAAATCAGATATGCTTCCTCTTGCATTTGCTTCGGGGGCTCAAAAATTTATTTCCAGCGTTGTTATTAAAGATGCTTTACATTATATGAGCAATCTTATAAAACCATCACTAAACATCATTGATGAAGGATTTGGAACTCTTGATGATGATTTAATTTCTGGAATTATAATCGTTCTTCAGTATCTTAAAAACAAATACAAAAATGTGCTTATAATTACCCATAGAAATGAAATCAAAGATAGCGTAAACAATATCATAGAGGTATATAAAACATATGAAAACATTCCCCAGGAAGTTCTTGATGTAAATGAGCATGCTGGAATTACTCAACTTAATATTTCTTAATATGCAAAAATAAGGAGTTTTAAAACAAAAGAAAATGCTGAAAAAGCCTTACTTTTGTTCAAAAAAAGAGTTTATAAAACGGAGCGTAAAACCCACCCACCAGCTTTGCTGTGGGTGGGGAGTTCACTAAAAACTTATAAAATGAATTCAGAACAAAGAAAAAAATATGACGAGCAAGTTGCCTTAGAATACAAAAGTAGAAAAGAAAAATCTCTAAAAGAAAAGGAAAAGGCCAGGCAGACCCAACAAAAAAAAATGTTAGAACCAGCCATTAAAAAAAACATAGTTATTTGGATTGACAAATTTAATAATGGAAATGTTTATGAAGGAAGTTTTGGTAAAGAAATTTGCTTTGAAATCAAAAGAGGGTTGTTATCTTTTTCTTTAAAAATAGTTCATCCAGAATTAAAAACGCCAAGTAAGAACAATGTTTCTACTGAGCTTATTAAATTACAAGAAATAGCAAATAAAATTCTTTGGAACAATCCTAAGTTTCTATTAAAATTTAAACCCGTCTCTTAAAAATTTATTCCAAGGCTTTTTAAGATACAAATTTCTTCTTTCTCTTTCTGTCATTGATTTTTCAGCTCCAGTTTCTGGAGCTTTTTCTTCTGGTGCCTCTGGGGTTTCTACATTTTCTGGCGCTTCCGCTGGGATTGGTCCAGTTGGAGTAACTTTTGACAAATCAATTGGTTCGCCCAACTTTTCTCCCCTACCTTCTCTATCATCTCTTTCGACTTCTGCGTTTGTAATGTCGTACTGGTCTGTAATTGTGACAAATCTTCTGTCTCCTTTTTTATATCCTGGGGGATATTCATAAAAGAATTTATCTGTAAACCACATACTTTTAAAACTTTTTGGGTCAAGGTCAAATAATCTCCAAACGCTTTCAGTTTCTTGACTTCTTGTTCCAGTTTTTTGTGCGGCTCTTTCTGATTGTCCAGCCAGGTGAAAAGCACTCAATTTAAGCGGAACCCCTGATTTTGTTTTATATGTTCCCAATGTAACGGGAAGAATAATTCTAAATTTTGTAATTGGCATATCAGTACTTTTGTAAGATATGCCTATTGCCCTACCTTCACGAATAGCTTGTTTTAGCATGTTTAAATCGAAACCCTGAACTCTTTGCCAGCTTTTGTCATATGCCTTCGTCAAATCCTCTCTATTGAAGTCAATGACCTCATCAAGTGGCATTATCCCAGCCAGCTTCATTATTCTACTTTTATATGACTCAGAAAGAAAACCCATATGTAATAAATATGGAAATAATCTTATTTTTTAGGATTTTTTTTATTATATTTGCAAAAAAACGAATTATGACTATAAAAGTAATAGACAAAAAAATAATTAAAGACGACTTGCACGCTTCCTTGGGACAAGATAGCAACAATACCCATATTAGCTTTAGTGAATTTTCTCTTTATAATGAATGTGGCCAAAAACATTTAATTTTTAAATATCTCGCTCTTGATACTCAAGAGCAATCTATACATTTATTCTTTGGAAATGCTATTCATGAGTCAATCGAGATGGGTGTAAAAAATGGACTTAACAATGAACAAAGAGCAAAATATTTTGCGAACAAGTTCAAAAAAGACATGATGGATAACATGCTTCATGATAAGCAATTTGCTGATGTAGAAGATTTTATTGAGCAAGGAAAGCATATTTTGTTAATACTCGACACAGAAGTTCTTTTAAAGGGTTATCAAATTGTAAGTGTAGAAGACCCCTTATACGAAGTAATATATAAAAAATTCAGATTCAAGGGATTTATTGACCTTATTGCTTATAATCCAACTACAGGAAGATATTTAATTATTGATTGGAAAACCTCTGGAGAAGAATGGAATGTTGACAAAAAGAAAAAAGATGACATTTTTCTTTGCCAGATGCGTTTTTACAAGTTTTTCTGGGGCAGAAAGAGCAAAGTACCACTTGATAAAATTGATTGCAAATACGTTGTTTTAAATAGGCTTAAAAACAAAAAGAACCCCCAGGGTGGATTTGGAGAAATTCAGATAGTTGATATTAATTCTACTGAAGCAGAGATTTTTGAATCATTAGACAGACTTGGCAATACTTTAAAAAACATTCACGTAGAAAAAATCTTTCCCAAAGTTAAATTTACTGGAAACGAAAGATTTAACTGTATGTTTTGTAAATATAAGGGAGGAATTCACCCCCTCTGCAACTCTAAGTATAATCAATATGTAGAGTTGTTACAGGAACATGAACATAAAAAACTTACTAATATTTAATATAAAACTTTAGAATATGGCATATTACAGTAAAGAAGGTGTAAAAAAATACATCAATGAAAACAATGACAAAATTGAAAACAAGGGACATAAATCCATAACACCAGTTGAGCATTCATTTATGCAATTAGACGACGAGGAAGATGTTGTGGGATTCTTCTGGATGGACATTAACGAAGAAAGCGGTGACGGTGCAAAGGTTAAAATGCAAGGAAAAACATTTGTCAGAATTGATTTTAATTTATACACGGACGACAGATTTGCAATAGACCTCTATCAATCTCAGGCAGAAGGCACAACTGTTACTCAAGTAATTAAAAACAGAGAGATAGACCAGGAGCGTGCAAAAAAGTCTATAAAAGAGAACAAGGAAGATTTAGAAGATGGCCTTTCTGACAAATTACACCACAAAGAAGAATAAAATATGGAACTAAGCGAACTATACGAACTTACTGCACTTAACGAACTCGATTTACTTTATAAACTCATTGAAATTGCTGAATCAAACAAAAAAGATGCAGAAAAAATTTTAAGAGGGGAAAAGGCTGCTGGGATTCGCATGCGTGATAGTTTACAGGATGTTAAAACATTATGCGAAATTATAAGAGACCAAATACAAATAAGAAAAGGAATGGAGTGGGGACCAAAAAGAGTTTCTGCTTTAGACAAGGCCATCAATGAAGCTCAAAAAAGACAAATAAAGGATAAAGAATTAATTGATAAGAAAAAAAGAGAGCGCCTGGCAAGGCTTGCAAGATAAGAATATGGCAAAACGGACAAAAAAAGAACAAGACAATCAAGAAGTTAACGTTGTAAAAATAAGAAAGCTTAAAGTTAACTTCGAATTAAGGTATGACTACTTAAAAGTCCTGACTGAATATATAAAAAGACTTCCCAAAGAGCACAGGTCTTTTAGAAAAGATAGTGTTATAGGAATGGATGGACATCCAAAAGATGAATGGGTGAGAATCGTCAGTGAGGCTAAAATGGGAGAAATTGTTACATTTTTAATTGATAATAAAATTAAATTTGCTTTTGAAAACATTACTTCTGATGTATTAGATAGGTTTAGAAATGAATACCTTGAAAGGCTAAGAAAAATATCTGAAGTTTTAAAATTAAAAGCCGAACAATTAGATATTTCTGGGGAAGATTATTCCTTCATGAAAATCCAGCCATATGATTATCAAAAAAAGGCCATCAAATTTTTCGAAATAAACGATGGAATTTCAATATTAGGAGACCAACCTGGTGTCGGAAAAACCTGCCCCGCATTTGCTTACGCATCAAAATATAAATTAAAAACATTAGTAGTTTGTCCAGCATCATTAAAGCTGATGTGGAGGAAAGAGATATTAAAATTCACCAATGAAAATGCTTTTGTTTATAAATTAAAACCAAAAAAGAAAAGTAAATTAATAACCCATACAAAGGAAGAGTCTTTATTCCATATTACTAATTACGAAGCAATAGAATCATACATAAAACTTGAATACCACCATAAATGTAGTGGTAATATTCTACAAACAAAAGGGGGAATGGGTAAATGCACATGGGAACAAACAGACCTTACCAAACAATACAAAAAGTGTCCCATTTGCGAAAATACTGGCACTGTTAAATCAAGAATTGTAGATTTAGTTTATTTTAACGATGCTTTTGGACAAGAAATAAATCCAGCAGATTATGATTTAATCATTATTGATGAATGTCATAGAATGAAGGAGTTAAAGACAACTTGGACAAAAATTATTCATCGAGCATTTGCTTGTATTCCCAAAAAACTTTTATTATCTGGAACTGTTATAAAAAGTCGTCCATTTGAATTTTTCTCCACACTTAATTTTATAATGCCAGAAGAATGGAAAAATTCTCATGAATTCGGTGTAAGATATGGTGCAGGATATCAAGATAATTTTGGATGGAATTATAATGGTGCATCTAACTTAGAAGAATTATTTACCAGGGTATCCCCCTACTTTTTAAGGAGGCTTAAACGTGATGTTTTAAAAGAACTTCCTCCAAAAACATATCTTGAAATTCCCCTTGAACTTGATGACAAAGAATATGCAGAATATCAAAAATTAAAAGAAGGGGTCAAAAAAGAAATAGTTGATGGAAAAGAAGTTGAGAAAAAAGATTCATATTTAACTTCAGTTCATAAGCTTAAAAAATTTCTTGGCAAAATTAAGGTTAAAAAAGCAAAAGAAATTATAGAAGATATAATTGATGGTGGCGAAAAGGTAGTTGTAATTTCAGATTACCAGGAAATGGCCGAAGAAATTGCTGATATGTTTAAAGGAATATCGGTTCTTCATACTGGTTCTTTGAGTGATGTTGATAAACAAACTTCGGTTGATAGATTTCAAGAAGAAAAGGAAATTAAAGTTTTTTCTGGAATGGTAATTGCCTCTGGGGTTGGAAATACGTTGACGGCTGCCAGTAAACTTATTAAATTGGGATTTTCATGGACTCCTTCAGATGAAGAGCAGGTAGAAGACCGAATTCATAGAGCAAGTACCACAGCTGATACAATAGAGATTATAACCTTATATTGCCTGGATACTATTGATGAAGACATCATGGAATTATTGAACGAAAAGTCATATATCGTTACAAAGGCATTAGACAATAAAGAATATAAAAAACAGAGTACCACCGTAGATGAAAGTATTTTCAAAGACTTATTAAGAAGGATTCAAGAAAAATAATTAGTAAATTAATTTTTTATTTTTTTTTCTATATTTATAGGAAATGTAAAAAAAATATTGCTATGAAAATTAAAAAATCTATCGTAGAACAGATAATAAAAGAAGAAGCTGTAAAAGTTAAGAAACTTATTTCTTTAAACGAAGAAAAAAAGGTTATTCTCAAACAGCTCAACGAATTATATGAAGAACAACCAGAAGAAGAGCCAGTAATGGAAGAAGATTCAATTTTAAGTTTGATTCCAGACCCAAAAGACCAGCAAATCGCACAACAAGACATTCAACAGGCACAGCAAACTGGACAACAAGCCACACCAACTACATTAGAAGAAGAAATGCTAAGTGAAGCTATGGGTGGAGTATTGGGAAAACTTCAAAATTTGTTACTTGGTAAATTAAAAGCCCAAAACCCAGAAGGTTTTGAACAAGCTGCAGATGCTGTTGGACAGAAATATGCTAACGCATCATATGCAGATATATTCAAAAGTGTTAAAGCAGCAGCACAGCCTGTAATGGAAGAAGCAGTTGCAACAGGTAAAAAAACAATGACCAAAGATGAGGCTAAATCAACAGTTGAAAAAGTTGCTGGTAAAGTCGGAAGTGCTTTAGGTATTGCAGCCCCAATCACTTACTTTGCAAGTGCTATGTGGACAGCCGCAACAGGAACAGGTTTCGGAATACCTTCAATACTTGGCATGGCATCTGGTGGTCTTTTAGCAGCAGCCGTTGTTGCTGGATTAATTTATCTTCTTGCTGTTTATTACAAACAGAAAAAGCAGCAAAAACCTGCAGCACCAGCAGCTAAAGCACCAGCCGCAGCTCCACAAGCTTAATTAAATTATAGCAATTATAAACAAAAAAGCCCCGCATTGGGGCTTTTTTTATTTCTTATCTTCTGGTTTATCTTCAGGTTCCTGAAAGTTATTATTAATACTATGAACTACGCCGTCAATCATGCCATGTACCTCAATCACTTTTTTCTTGAATAAAAATCTATACATTAACTCAAAGAAAATTGGATAAATGATAAGAGAAAGTGTAATAAAGCCAAGCGTTTGCTGAGTGATGGAAAAATCAATCTTCATGGCAACGGGTGCCATAAAAATGAAAAAATTAACGAAAAATCCCATACCTTTACTAAATAAGGTTTTGAGGGCAATAAGAAAAATTTTTACTATTCTCCAACCGATGTTTGCCTTTGTTTCCATAATTACGTTTCTTTTGTTTGTTTCTACTAAATAATACGAAAATTAACAAAAAATGTTGCAAATTAATTATCTTTTATTTGGAAATATTATTTTTTTTCGTATGGCGAATATTAGAAAAAAAATACCTATTTATAAAGAAATGTATTTCATATGGTAAAGTTTGGTGACATAGGTACAGAAGTAGCTGAAGTACAAAAGCTATTGTCCCTTTTAGGCTACGACTTAATAGTTGACGCTTCCTATGGTAATAAAACACTTAGGTCTGTAAATGCTTTTCAAAAAAAATATGGACTTGTTCAGGATGGGATTGTGGGCGAAAAAACGATGACTGCCTTAAAAGCGGCACAAAAAAGAACATCTAAAGAAAACGCAACTCCACTTGATTCAGTTGATTATGGCGATTTGATAATAAAAACAGATTGTCCTATGCCAGACCAACAATATGTAAAACAAGTAACTCAAAAAAGTCAGATATTTCTTCATTTTACCGCTGGAGGTTCCAGTGCAAAAGCCACAATAAACTATTGGACAAGCGACCCAGTCCAAGTTGCTACTGCTTATGTTATTGATGGAGACTCTGGGCTTCCATATCAAGCTTTTCATCCAGATTATTGGGGTTGGCATCTTGGGGCAAAAGGCACCAATGGGAAGCTCGATAAAGCGTCAATAGGAATAGAAATATGCGCCTTTGGTCCACTTGTTAAAAAGGGCGAAAATTATTATGCATGGCCAAACAATTACAATACAAAAGTGAATTCTTCAAATGTTTATACCTTGGATAGTCCATTTAGACAGTACACATACTATTTTAAATATACTGACAAACAAATAGAAAACCTTGAAAAGCTTTTAATATTTCTAATAAAGAAATACAATATTAAAGTACAAGAAAAATTCGATTTACAATGGCTTGAATATAATCAAGAATTACTTGATAAATGTTTGCCTGGAATATGGTCTCATACCAATGTTAGAAAAGATAAGTTTGATACATATCCAGATGCAAGATTATTTGAAATGCTCAATAGAATAGCTAAGCAATTTAATTAATATGACAACACAAGACGAATTAAAAGTTCGAGAACTAATTAAATCTGCTATTGACAAAGAACTCAAAAAGCAGAAAGAAGAATTTGAAAAAAAAATTCTTCAATCAATAAAAGATAGTGAAAAAACTCAAAAAGAAGAATTTTTAAAATCTTTGAAGAAAGAAATTGATGCTTTTGATAAAAAAACTATGACAAAAGAAGACGTAAAAAACCTTATGATTAAAGCTTTTGTTAGACAAAATAGATTCATGTGGGAAAAATCAAAATTTATAACCTCTTATTTTAAAGAATTATAATATGGACGAAGTTGCAAGAAAAAAAGTATTAGAAATAATCAGAAAGTCTATAGATGAAGTTGTCTATGACGAAATGAGACAAATGCCTGGCAGAATTCAAGCTAGACAAGAAGAATTTAAAAAAACCAGGTCACAAAGAGCCCAAGATGCTCACGAAGCACTATTTGGAAAAGAAGATGAAGAAGTTAACTACAGACTAAGTCTTCATGAAGAAGAAGATAAAAAACCTAAAATAACCACCAATGAGCTCTCTCAGTTTGAAAAGGAGTTTAAAAGTCGTTTTCCCGATATTACTTTTGACAAACAAAATGCCCCTGGGCAAAATGGCCAAATTGTAGATTTTCCAATAATAAATGGGAAAAAAGATGCTGTTGCTTCTGGTAAAATAATTATTGATAAAGAAACAGTTGGATTCACAATGTCACTATCCGACGGATTTAAAATTAAAAGCACAATTGAAAACGGTAAGCCAAAAGAGTTTGAGATTAAATCAGAAACAAAAGATGTCTTTGGAAAAATTCTTAATTTATTCGACGAACTGTTTAAGAAAAAATTCAACGAAATTATTAATCCTATTAAAGAACCTGCAGCTGATACAATAGCTGCCCCCGAAGGAGGAGTTCCTCCAGTGGCAGCGGCAGCACCAGCACCAGCTCCAGGTGGAGAAACTGCACCTCCAACCCCAGCTCCTGGAGTGTAATATAAATTAAACAACTATTTAGTTTATCCTTTTTTAGGATTATATTTTCTTTGCATGCATTCAATTCAACAAATAATAGAGAACCAAAGTAAGTTTAAAGAAGAAATTTTTTCTTTTTTTTCTAAGGAACAGGCGGAAGCCAAGCGAGTTCTAAACAATATTAAGTCGGAAGATGAATATATTGTTAAAGAAAAGAATAAATTGAAAAACAAATTTAAAAAGATTAAACAGAGCATTTATGTAGAACGCCTGTTTTTTTTAAATTCTTCCAGAAACAAAACTTTATATGTTTGGTGGGACGAAGAAGAAAAAGATGCTAAAATTTTTAAATATGACAAAAGATAGAAAAAACACCCAAGTTTATCTCGTTGATATTAAGTATAGACATTCCATGAACTACTTCGAAGAATGCTATGGAGAAAGTATAAATTATTCTTTCATTGAACAGGAAAGTTACATTGATTTGAAAAAAATGGTTTCTAAATTGATTAGTGAAAAAATCAAATTCAGAAAATATGAAAGAAACAAAATGGTTTTAACGCTTAAAGTTGAAATGTTGGAAGAAGAATTAGAAAAATTGAGATATTTAATAAAAGAGAAGAAGATGAAATTTTTTCACGATTATGAAATAAGTGACATTAGAAAACTATAAAAATATTGAATTATGGGACAAGAATTAACACCAGCTCAATTAGAGAGGTTAAAGCAACAAAGAGCCGCAAAGTTCAAATCTATGGGTTTGCCTGCAACTGCAGGACAATTGATGGACATTCCTGTGGAAAACATACCAGAACAAAGAACTTATGAAGAACAACCACAAGTTGTTCAAGAATCAACTCAATATGAGCAAATAGACCCACGCATCAACGTAGAAATTCCAAACCAATCAAATATTACAGAAGCAATTCAGCAACAATTGGCAGAAGAAAGAGCACAAAGACAGAGTACAATGTATACAGCACCAAGGGATAAGTTCAATGCATTAGAAACAATTAAGCGAGGTGCAAAAAAACAAGAATTTAAAACATTCATGAAGGCAGAATCCCCCAATCAAAAATTTCAAGAATTAAAAGTTCCAAACACAAAAAGAAAAGGTCAACCACAACAGCAATCGAAATCTTCAAACGCTGTTGCCCCTCAAGTATTTAATTCTTTAAAAAGTAGAGAGGAAGATATGTTAGCAAGCTTATTTACAGAGAATTCTGCTGGAATTAATATGAGTTCAACTGGGAGTGCTGCACCACAAGGAACACTTATTGAAACTGATGAAAACTACTCAAACATAGGACCATATTTTGACCCAGTTGCACACTTAAAAGCAAAAGCTGCAGAAAAGGGAATTAACATTGGCTTTTCTAAGAAAAAGCAAGTTCTACAAGAAGGTCAAACGCCTCAAATTTTTCAAGCTGGAAATTCAGAACAGCTGGACAAAATGATGTTGATGATGGAAACCATGATGAAAAGTCAGCAAAAAACTTATGACATTGAAGCCATCAGACAAGAAATCCGTACTGTTGCGAAAAAAGTTGCAGAAGATACTATAAGAACCGTTTTAAAGGAATACTTAGAGGTTCGAAAGAAAAAACAAGCATTTGAAGTAGTTAACAAAGAACAAAACGTAGTTAAAATAGGCGAAAAATACTACCAATTAAAACCAGTAGTTCCAAAGTCTTAACGTTGTGAACGCTCCCCTTCACGCCAAAGGCGATGAATGGGCTTCTACACTGCAAGCACAACCTAATGGTTCACTTTGTGCAACGCTGGGCTTGTTCCTAAGCCCGAATCTTTTTCATCCCATCCGCACTTCGTGACGAATGGGTTTTCTTGGCGAAAACTTTATAAATCGTCAATTGTAAAGTTGTTCGTAAAGATGACTTTTAAAGTAGGCGTAAATTTTGCTTCCCCAGCGTACCATTCTTTTAAGAATTGTTCTGGGGTTGTTTTTAATGCTACAATCGCTCTCTGCAAAATGGCTCCATGTATTTGATTCCCTCTATTTAACCTAATAATGTTGTTTTGGTCAAACGTTGAATTAACAAAAATCACCCATTTTTTCTTTATTGCAACTTCTATGTGCTGTGTAGTATGGCACATTTTACACAAAGTAACACCCTGTGATAATTCTGGATGTTTTTTGTTTATTTCAGTTGTGGGTATGTGTAAATAAAGCTTATTACGCTCTGAGGGTTGGTGACCACAAGCAACACATCTACAACCATCTCTTACATAAGCATCATCTGCAAGTTTATCAAATAGTTCTTGTCCATAACTTTTGATAAATTGTTTTTCTTGAAAATTATTGGAAACTAATAGATTATACATTTTTGAAATTCTTTTATGTGGCAAATATATGAATTTTTAATCAATTTTAAAAGTGTCCCCATAGATTTTTATATGTTTTTCGAAAAAAAGTTGTGGGTTTTTTGATTTTTATGTTTTATTATCTATTTATATAAAAATTGTATCAATATGAACACTATTAAATTCAAAACAAAAGACGAATTTGCAAAATATGTACAAGAAGCAGCTCGTAAAATTATCAACGAAGAAAAGATAAAAAGTCTTGGAATTCCAACTGATTTAGAAATGAACAAAATGGATGGTTCTAAGGATTCTACTGGTGCACAGGTTACAACCCAGGGGAAAGTAAAGAAAGATGCTCCAACTGATATTCCTGAAGAATTTACAGCAACCAAAGACCCAGTTGATGTTAAGATGAGCGAAAGAGACGGCGGTCATGACGAAAAAATTGCCACAGCTGCTAAAATTGAGGGGTCAAACTCAGAAAAAGGTGAAACAGAAACTAATCCTTTTATCAAAGGGCAAGCAAAACCCAAAGTTGAAAGCAAAACCGACCAACCAAACGTTACAACAGATAATGACCCAACCAAAGAAGGTGGCGTTCCTGGCAAGAAAGATAACAATGTCGAAATGAACCAAGAAGATAAAGAAGATAAAATTGAAAAACCAATGACCCAAGTTCTTGGGAAAGGTGAAATGGGAAAAGACGGATTTTCAAAAGGTCAAACCGATAAAGAAGTGAACGTAGAAGCTAAGAATGAAAAAGATGAATACGAACAAAAATTAAGAGATTCAATAAAAACCATTCAACTTCCAGAAAGCTTCAAAAACAAAGCCGCTTTGTTAGAGTTCATTAAAAAAGAAGCTCTTAGGGTTTCAAAAATTATCTAAACAATAGTTGCAATATATTTTAAAAGAGTCAGGATTTATCTTGACTCTTTTTTTTGTTTTTGCTATATTTAAACTAAAAAAATTTATGCAAGTTTTAGATATAGAAGAAATCAAAAAAGAATATTCCTTCTTATACGAGGATAAAGAAAATGATAAGGAAATTTATTTTTGCAATTGTGGTGCCATAACGGAGTCTGATAAAAAATTCATTAAAGATGTTCCCAAACATGAACAAATAAACTGTTTGTTCCCAGAAAAATCCCCTACTGTTGGAGATATACTTAAAGAGTCAAACAAAACAGAAGACGGCTTAACTAAATATGAAGATGAATTTGCCGACTTATTTAAAAGCATAAGGTTGTCCCAGGATGATGAATCTGGAGTTAAATGCGTTAGTTGCGGGAAAAACTTTGCAACTCTGGAAAATCAAAAAAAATTAATGGTAGATAATTCTTTTTTTGTATCTGGATATAACATTTTAGAGAATGATAATGAACTGTTTTTGTATTATGGTAAAATAAGACCAGACATTAAGAAAGAAGATTCTAAATATTCTATTGATTTTGAACAAAAATACAAATATCTCAAATTAGATAAAATAACTAAGAAAACATATTTTAAAGACATTGACGTTGACGAAATAGAGTTTGATTTAGATAAAACAATTAAAGTTACAGAAAATATTTTTGCCGAAGAAGTGCAAAATATTTATAATTTGTATTATATTCAGCTATACATAAACCAACTTGCAAAGCACGTTGTAGACGTAAACAATACAAATGTTGTCGAGGAACTTCTAAGTGAAGTTAGAAACAGAATTAATCATGCAGGTCTGGATTCCATTAAAAAGGTTGTTTCCATATTTCTTGGAATTATAAAATATTCCAATCTATCTACAATATCGCTTACAAAAGGATGTAAATTTCTTTATGATTTAATGAAGGAATGCGACATCCCCGACAGTGAAACACTAATGAAAAGCGGGCTTACATCTCCAATTCCAATTTTCAACTATCTTGTTAACAATTATATTAGAAAAATAAACGAAGAGGTAAATGAAGATAATAAAGAAATTCATGAATTTTTGTTTAAATCTAATCAAATGGTAAAAATGGAAATTAATGAAAAAGACAAGCTACAAGAAGCCAAAAGCTTTGAAGTCGTTGATTTAGACGAAGAGAAAGAAATAAAAATTGTTTACAAAGAAAACAAGGATTATAAAGAAGGTAAAATCTCTCACAACTTCAATGCAAACAAATTCCAGGTTATGGAAATATCAAATGATGCCAACGCTTCAAAATTTATATTTAAGAACATTAAAAAATTCTCTGATTATAAACAATTATTAAAATATTTTAAATTTTATGATAAACATCAGATTATAGCATTATTGCAAAAATATGATATGGAATTACTTACAAAAGTAATTGATTTAATATATTTTAGGGACTTTGTAGATATTAAAGAATTCGAAAGAATAATAACAATCATAAAAGATTTCGCAACTCAAGAAACTTTTAGATATAAACCAACGCTTAATATTGAAAAAATTGTTGTAGATTATTCATATGTAAGTAAGTTTGAGTTTGTGCTTTATGATGATAGTGTAATGATGATGGAGGTTTTAAAATTTGACCCCAAAAGAGAGTTTAATAAAATTAAGACATTCAAAGATTTAAGAGATTACCATGATAATCTTGTTAAGTATTTTAATGTTGTAGCCGATAAAGAAAAAAATGCCAAATTTAAAGAATTTGTAGACAGATTTAAGTTCTTAGAAAGCAGGGAAGACTATGATGGACCGCTGGAATTTAAAATTATATCTACACCAGCCATGCTTATAACCGAAGGCGTTCAAATGAAACACAGCGCATCTTCCTATTCAAAGAAAGTAATTACAGAATCATATCTTATTGGCCAGGTGTTCGACAGAACCCCCAACCTACCAGAGGAAGAATTGGTAAGATTTACAATAGGTTTTACATTCGACAGCATAAATGGTTTAGAGTTCCACCAGGTAAAAGGATTTGCCAACAAGCCAGGTACAGATAGGTTTAAAAAGCTATTAATGGAATTTCTAACAACTAAAGATATATCCTATAGACCAATAAAAGATTTAAAACTGGCGAATGAATAATTATTATATTTAACGCAGTAGTAATTACTATCTTCTTACTTATTTAATACGAGAAAAAAGAATTTTATGCTATTTATTATAAAACATTTGTAATGAAAAATAGCATAAAAAATTTTTTATTAGAATCTGAAAGTGATAAAGATGATAACTTTGCTTATCTCAAGGGAGATACTATTGCAAAAGTCAATGACGTAGACTTCGACAGCAAAGAAAATTACATTAAAATCAGATTTTCAACTACCTATAAAAAGAAATATTCCTTTGTTGCCAAACTAACTGATTTTAAAAAGTGGTTACAGGGCAAATTGCAAGGAAAATCTCCAAATTTATTTCATGATTATCTCGTAGACTTCTTTAATTCTTCGAAAGAAGTAAAAGTTAAACAGATAGATGAAATTATAGACGACACCAATGAAATAATGCCAGACGAAGACATCCCAACAAATGCAACAAACAAAATGGTTGGCGATTCTCACACAATGGATTTGGAAAAAATATTTAAAAAATCAATGCCAAAATCAGTCAGAAACTATTCTGGCAATTTGGGATTAGGAACAGTAGTTTGGTAATATATAAATCTCAATACAATGGAAAAAATTAAAGATAAAAGAATGTTAGAACTTATGAAATCTTTGGAAGAATCTCATGAAGTTTATAAGGATAACACAAAAGAAGTTGATGAAAACAAAATTTTAACTGAAAACGAAAGGCTAAAAAAACTTATTTCAAAAGATACTAATGCCGACTTTAAAAACGAAAACTATTATATAGCTGGCAAATTTGGCACAGGGGGAAGAGGTAGGACTGTAAACTCAATTTTGGATGATTATAAAGATAATCCAACTACACAAACCCCAAAGGTTTCGCCTTCAAATTTAAAACCAGATGAAGCTCTTGAAGTTTGTATTAAAAGAGTTTTAAAATCAGGGATGCCTGTTAATAACATTTCTTTTTATGATGAAATTAATTGGAACTTGATGAATCTTGGATTCCCAGCAGTTAAAGAAATTGATATAAAAAACGCCATCTCGTTAATGATTGGTGAATAATGAAAGAGTTTCTTAGAAAAACAATAAGAGAACAAATAGATTTGCTATTTGAATCGTTTGAGATGCAAAACGAGAAGAAGGGGTATTTGCCTACCACTGAAGTTGCAAAAACGGCTCAAATGGCATTAGAAGCCATAAGTTTGGCTAAACAAAAAGGAGTTGAACCCACCAGTTTAGATGAAACTGGAAACCAAGGTAGCGGCAGATTTAAGGCCAAACAACTTTCCCAAAGAAAAAAACAAAGCTTTGTTGAAATGAAAAGATTAAAAGCTTTTTTTGAATCCAACACAGGGAAAGTGGAAGAAGAAAGAAAAATGCTCGGAATAATTCAACAAAGAAGAGGTACCATTGATGAAATGTCAAAATCTAACATTCTACTTGTATGGAACTTACATGGCGGAGACCCCTGCCAAAAATGGGTAACATCTAAACTATCAGATACACACTCCCAAGGAATGCATAAAAAAGAAAGATTGCGTAAGGCTGGGGGAGCTTATAAAAATAACGGTATGGGCGTTTTTAGAACTCAATATAACCCATCACAACAAAGAATTCATAGATAATTTTGTTTTCTGGCTTTTTTTTCTTATCTTTGAATGTTAATTTTTAAAAATTTATAATCATGGCAGAAAAAAATTATTCAGCACTACAGGGTATTGGAACCCCTGAAATCGTGGTGGAAGTAAGAGAAAAAGATGCTGTTTTCGCTGGTGGAAGCAAGTATTTAGAAGCAGATGATGAACTGCGCCCAATTGCTGATTGGATAAAATCTAATGTTCCACACAATGCGGACATTAAACCCGACAGAATTAAGTATCTCTACACCACACTTGTTAAGAAAGATGGCGGAAAATTTGTTCTGGGAACTCTTTCTTTGCGTAGCGAACTTGAAAAAACAGTGAACGATGACTACGACTACATTCTTTTTGTTCACTATAAAACATGGAAAGAACTGAATATTGAGAATAAAGTTATTCAGTTGGACAAAATTCTTTGCGGAGTTGATATTGATGCTGAAAACAATACCAAAAAAATGTCCGTAGACAGCAAAGAATATATCAGCAATTTAAGACATTATGGACCAGAAGTGGTTTTGAATAGCACTGAAATAGTTGATATGACTGTTGACAGAATAATTGGCCAAGAAAAAGAAGAAAGAAAAGAGGCCAAAGAAAGTCGTAAGAAAAGAAAAGAATAAGGCAAAGAATAATGGAACTCGTTAAATCAAAAATGTTATTGGCGGCTTTATCTCAATGCGTAGCAGACAGAGATAGTGCTGCTGCTAACATTGCATCAATATTAAATGAGGGATGTGTCAGAGAATCTGACAATATTCAAAATCTTAAAAAAGAATTTGAAAAAATTGCTCATTTAGAGTTAGCCATGGAGGCAATTCAGGTTTATTATGCAAACCATTGCCCGCTTCCAAGTCAAGAACCAGAAAAAAAAGAGAACAATGTTGATGATAATAATCCTTAAGGTTATATTGGTGCTTTTTATCTTACTGGGAGCATATATAATGAAAATGCTCTACAAAGATTTTAAGTTAATCGAAAAGACCGAAGAATACGAAAATAGTACACTTGCAGACAAAATTAAATTGAAAGCTGTGTTATATTTTTCATTAGTTGGAATATGTACATTTTGCTTACTTCTTTTGTATTTCGTTATTGTTCCAATGCAAATTATATGGTAATTTTTTGGAGGTGGCTCCCTTAATAGCTACGGCTGACCGAAGGCATCTGATAGAGTACAAACTATCTATACAGGGGGCGAAACCAAATTTTACTTTCTTCTAATATTTATATACATGAAGGAATTTTTCAATAAAAAATGGAAGCACTCAAGGCTTAGATTCTATATTTTAAACGCAATGTGGAATTATAAGTTTTGGTTGTTTTGCAAAAAAATGTATAAAAATGTAAACTATCAAATTGAAGACGGTGATTATGATATGAATTTCGATTATACTCTAAAAAGGGGCAAAAAAAACGTTTCCAAAAGAAGATTCGTAGGTTATTTTTTTAATAACAATATATATTTGGATAATCCAGGATTGAAAATAGAGGATAGAGAGACCTGGGAGGTATGGAAAAAGAAGAAATTAATTAAATAAGGCTGTGGCAACACAGCTTTTTTATTTTAAAATAAACGCAAAAAGCTTTTTTTTTAATATTTATAAAAAAATCTTTTTAGCAAATGGAAAATAAAGAAATATATCCTGAAGGAACAGTAAATCAAACAGAGGAATTTGCTTTGCGCCAAAAAATTAAAAAATTAGTAGGCGAAAATGTTGAAGAAGTAATTAAAGAAGAAACCATTAAAGCCTTTGAAGATTTAGGTTATGAGGAAAAAGATGGTTACATGTTTGTTGTTGCTGCTGGTGGAAAAGACAATAAAGAAAAAGAAGTTGGAAAAGGCACGCAAGAAGGCAAATTAAATGTTACCGTTTCCATTCCAAAAATGCTTAACATGGGCGCTGTAAAACCAGTTTCCTACATGCAAAAAGTAGTTACTTTTGGTGGGAAGAAAATTGTTAGTGAAATTTACCTAGAAATTAAAGACAGAACTGTTCACATTGAATATAAAAACACTGAGGCCGCATCCTTTCACCCTTCGTCAGATAAAGACACATATGCACCAAACCAACTTAACAAAAACGGTGTAATTTCTGGAATAGAAAATGAAAAAACCTTTAGAAAAGATTTTAAAGACTTTTTTGAATCAATTGCAAAAGCTGAAGCCATGTATTTGGTTGGTACTAAAATAGCAAATGATGATAAAATTGAAAAAAATATGAATGATTCAATTGTAAAAGAAAATAAACATAGCATGAAACTAACAGACCTTTTTTCAAGTTCCTTTGAGGAAGTTGGGAATCAAATAGACAATCTTATGAAAGAATCTCTTGAATTAAAAGAGGGCGAAAAGAAAGGTGACAAAAAAGATTCTTATGGTACCCCAGCAACTTCTACTGGCAAGCCAACTGACAAAAAACTTGTTATTGGAAGCGAAGATAAAACAGAAGAAGAAAAAAATGAAAATACGGTAGAAGAAATAACAGCTTCTGGCGGAAATGCAGCTGGAGGTGCTTTCCTTACTCCTCATTCTTTTACAAATGATGGAAAAACAAAAGCTTTTAAAACAAACAAAGACCTTGGTTATACAGAAGTTAAAATGAACGAAGCAGTAAAAAATACAACCTATGGAGCAATGAGAACTCCAAGAGCTCATCTTGAAAGACAAGAAAATGGTTCTTACAAACTCATCACAGAATCTGATTTGAAAACCCCTTATACCGAAACTGTTCCTATGGGAAAAGATGGATGGCCACCAGAAGGAATGGAACATCCTTTCGCTATGGGAAAACATGGAGTTCCAGTAAATAGTCCAGAAGAACTTAAAGAAACTGGACACGGCGATTTAAGTCAATTGGAAAAAAAGGAAGATGAAGACAAAAAAGGTTTGGAAGAAAACTATCAAAAGTCTCTTAATTTGACAAAAAGGAAATTTACTTCTTTGAAAGAAAATGAAGAAAAGGGAATTAACAAAAGATATATAATTACCGAAAAACTTTCAAAAGAAGACCAGACAAAAAGATGGAAGACACTGTATGAAAACGACTGTTTCTGTGGGATAAAAGACCAGCAGGACATTGTTTCAAGAGGCGAATATGAAAATAAAGCTGACAAAGAATTTGCAGCAAACAACCCAATTGAATCTAATTTGTGTGATACCCCATATTCTGGAGAACAAGAAGGATTTGTTGACGTTCCAAAAACAAAGGACAGCATGATTGTTTTTAGACTTTCAGAATCCGATGTTAAAGCAAACAAAATGTACTTAATTGACCACTTCACTAAAAAATTAGTTCTTAATCCCCTGTATAAACCACAGGAGTAAATAAACCTATATTAATAAAAATCCATCAATTTGATGGATTTTTTTGATTTTAGTTTTTATTATTACTATATTTTAGAAAAAACCAAAATATGAATTCTACAAAGGATATTAAAGTAACATTTTTAGAAAGTGCCAAATATACGAGCACGGAAAAAATCAGAGTCTTTTTCAAAGACCTTTTTAACAATGACATCCAAATTGATTTACGCCCTGGGGAAGTCGTTTATTCGCAAACAGACTACCTTTCAAACTCTTTGAGAATATATTCAAAAAAAGGAATTATCAACATTCAGGAAGAAAGTAAACCTGGATTTTTAGATTATTATGTTGGCTATAAACAAGAAGAAGTTGATAATAAATATTTCCTCTTCAATTTGCAAAACTCTTTAAAAAAACCTTTAGAAAAGCAAGAGAAACCAAAAAAAGAAATAGCAAAACCAACTGCAGAAGTCAAAATCAAAGAGGATGATTTAACAGTTGTTGACAAAGCTATTAAAAACGCTAAAAAATATTCAGAAAAGAAGAAATCCAGAAGCAGAAAAGGACCTGGAAGGCCAAAGAAGAGAGGTCCCAAAAAAGGCTCAAAAAGAAAGAAATCGGAGGAATAACACATGGTAATTAAAAGCTTTAAAATCAAAAGAAGCGATTTTGAGAAAAAGCCAATTACCATATTTCAACACAAATTAAGAGTTTTAATGAAGTGTTATACGATAAGAGAGCTTGTTCTCGATGAAGTAAACTTCACTATTAGATTTAAAAAAAGTCATAAAATTAATGGTTTAAAAATGGAAGACCCTAAAGAATATACTGGTACTTACGAGATTGCTGAAGCCGAAAATATTTCAGAACTTACACTCAAACTTATGATATAATGGATTTTTCTGATTTAACCAAAAGGGAACTACATATTAAATCCATTTTTCTCCCAGAAATCAAAAGCCCCCAAAAAGAGTACTTATCCGAAGAAAAGGTTTATGAAATCATCAAGGGCATATCTGGCATAGGGGAAAGATGTGGCTTTGTTGGAAATAAAGAAAATCAAGATTTGGAAAAGTCTTCAAAAAGAAAACATAAATACGATGTTTGGATTGCAAAAGAAATTAAGAAAAATCTTGATTTATTAAACCAATTTAGCAAAATTCGTTTTATCTTAGACTGGGCTATTCAAACAAAAGCAGATATATTCCTTTATTCTTTTGATGAAGCATTTAAACAACAAGAAGCATGGCACAAAGAGTTATTTGCCAAATATGATGTCGAAGAATTAGAAATTCAGGAAATTGATAATGATAGAGTATTGTTTAGATGTTCAGATAAAAAACACTTCATTTACTTACTTACAGCTGAAGATTTGACATATGAGGGCAAGGCAATGAGCATGTGCGTGGGTGGAGATAATTATAAAACTAGCGTAAGAAACAATATGTCTATTATAATTTCCCTACGTGATGAAAAAAACCAACCACACGTAACTACAGAAATAGGAGTCCAAAGCGGTGACATTATTCAACAATACGGAAAAGGAAACTCCAATCCTTTGCCAGAATATAAAAGATTGTTTTTAGAATTTGTACTATTTGCTACGAATTACGAAGAATTAAACAATAACGAGACATTGCGCTTGTTAAATTTAAACCAGACCCTTTGAAATAATATTTTCCTGCAATATTTATAAACAAAAAGTTATGTGGACAAAAATCAAAAATTACATCCAGGCAATTGTAGCTATTGCTGGGGTATTATTCCTGATGCTTTTTCTGAATCAGTGTAATCAAACAAGAAAACTCAAAAAAGAATTAGCACGTCAAGAGCAAATTGCCAAACAAAATTATGCTGCTCTAAATGATTCTATTAAGGTTTATAAAAATTTATTAGGGGAAACATCCTTCAGTAAGCCTATAGCCGAAATGAATGCCGAAGATATTAAAAAATATTTTCCTTCTCTTTATGATAGATTAAAGGCAGAATTAGGAGAAGTAAAAATTATATGGAAAACACAATTTGTATATAAGGATACTGGCTCTGTTATAAATGCTATAGTTAAACTTGATAGTAATGAATATGCTTTAAAATATGATTATTATTCAACCGATAGTTCTCTGCACATAAAGTCATCAAATACTTTCTTCGCAAACCCAATTCTCGTTGATAAAGAAAAGAATCAATACTCAATAATCACAAAATCAGGTATTTCAACCATAGATGATGTGAGTTTAAAAATGGGATTTACCACTGGAATTAAAAAAGAGGGCGATTTATATAAAATATTCATAACCCCCAGCAGCTCAAAAATCGTTATAACGCAATTAGAAGGCGCAGACGTGTCTAATATGATTAACCCACCTATTTCTCCAACCAAGAACAAAAGATGGTCTATAGGTCTTTATATTGGGTATGGAATAGCTTTTGGAAGTGATGGTAAATATACATTAGGTCCAGGGGTCGGGATAAGCTTGCAGTATTCCATACTCAAGTTTTAGTAATTTTCTCATTATTTATATAAAATCAAAGTACTATGGAAGCAAACAAAAAAGTCAAGGGCTATGCTGAAAAATTAATCACGCTATTAGCCAAAAAAATGGACTTAGACATTACAAAATACGACATGAATGAATTAGTCCAAGGAATGTTAGTTGAATTAGAACATGGTAGTCAAAATGATAAAACAAATGTTACCGACGACAATCCAACAGAAACCTTTAAAATAGTTTTAGTACATATGGACGAATTGCCAGACTACTATACCAGATTAGAAAAAATGGAAAAAGAAGCTGGTTTAGTAAAAACTGAAACTCAAGAAGAAACCGAAGAAAGTTCTGAGGAAGACTCAGAAGAAGAAACTGAAGAAAAAAAACTTACTATGGAAAATGCTGCTAAAAGATTTAAAGAACTTTGTGGTATAGTTGAAAATGATGAAAAAAAACAACTAAAGAACGCTCTTTATCAAGAAAAGCCCAAAAAAACTCTTTTGAAAGAAGAAATAGACCCAACTAAATTCGATATTGTTAAATTTAGCAACGATGGTCTTGGAGAAAAAGGCTCAGACGAGGAAATTGACCTCTATAAAATGCAAACTAAAACGAAAAAACTTTAAAATAAAATGGGGGCTTTTGCCCCCCCCATTTTTTTTATTTATTTCCGCCAAATATTTTTGCAAAAAACTTTTTTGGTTTCGCATCTGGCACTCCAGAAATAACTTGTTCTTTAACTCTTGCCCCTTCAAGTTGACTAAATGCTGTAGAAATAACATCTGAAACGATGTCGTGAGCAAGCACTTTTAACATAATAGTTTTTTCTTCAGCTGAAACTTCTTGATTATTCCAAATAGCAATTTTATTATGAACTCTGATAATCATCTTATCCATATCAATTGCCACTTCTTTTTTGTTTTCTTCCATATTGATTTTTTTATAAAGTTTTCGCCAAGAAAACCCATTCGTCACGAAGTGCGGATGGGATGAATTGGCGTTTGCTTTTGTAAATATACGAAAATTTTTTAAAATAGTTACGAATAAATTCAATTTTATAAAATTTTTATATATTTGTATATAGAACATATAAAAAAATAGATGTTAAAGGCATATAAATATAGGATATTTCCG